AGTAATTATTTTCCAAATCCACATAAATTTGATCCTTCTAGATTTGAAAATAATACAATTGAACATGAATTATATAGTTTAATGTTTTCACAAGGACCCCAAATATGCCCAGGTAAAAATTTAATTATATATTTATTAGAATTATTATATGAAGAAGTTAAACCATTATTTAAATCAAATATTAAATTAGATATAAATGATTTACCTGATAATTTAAATCCATATAAATTATTTTAAAAACAATATATAAAATAATTAAAGACACATGTTTAATACAGATGTTATAAGTGGAGCTATAAATATTAAATTATTATTACCATTCATTATGATTCCTAATGATGCCCAAATGAATACAAGTAACATTGGTAATATTGATTTACCTAATATATTTTTAAATACATCTTTTATTAAGAATGGTAAAATTGTTAAAACTCCAACAATAATATATTTCATAGTTTTATTATCTAATATATTTTTATTAATTAATAATGTTGATAAATTTAAAAGTGCAGCGATGACTGCCCATGCTGTATATAATCCAAAAGTATATATTAAAATTTTATCAACATTTGCTTTATTTAATTCAATTGTTATTAACATTAAAATTGATGCTAAAAATATTAAAATAACACTTGATAATAATAAGTTTTTTCCCCATGCTTGTATCCATAGTGCATTAAGTATACATGATATTACAAATAGTGAAAATATACTACCAAATTTAGTTTGTGTATTTAATATTTGATTATAATTAGTAAATGTTGTATATAATAAAAGTGCATAAATTACACCCCAAATACTAAAAGTAAAAGGTGCAGGAGTAAAATGTTCATTTGGATTAATATTATATTTATCACTTATTTCTTTCATACTATTTCCACGAATAGCATTAGATAAAATAGTTAATAGAGTTATACCAACTGGTAAATATCTGTCCATTATATTATATATTATTATATATTATTTATTTATCTTTTTTATAAGTACCGTTTGGTGCCAATCTTAAGCCGGGGCTTAAGATTGGCAAAATGATAGCGTCAGCGTGTCAAATGTAAGACCCAGGGGGGTCTTACATTTGGCACTTGACGGTACCGTAAAGTGCTTAATATAACCTTCGGTTGGGTCCCCTTAAATTAAGCACTTGACGATACCGTATTATCACACTTATAACATTTAACTTTTATATATCCAAAAAAATTGTATAAGATTGGAAACATATTAATAGATATCCGAAATAAAAATTGATATATTAACTTAAAAATATATAAACCTAAACTATTAATATATATAATGGTTTTTGCTCAACAAGATTTAAAAAAATTAGAACGATTATATTTTAAACAACCTAATATTTTGTATGATCATTTATTTAGTAGTTATCATCAATTAGTAGAGGAAATTATACCATACAGTTTGATGAAAGAAAATAATTATTTTTATGAAAAAGTAGAACAAAATATAATCTATCTTCATGGGTTCAAATGTAGTAATGTGAGAATTAAGCCACCTACTAGTCCATCAGGGCCAGAACTTTTAACTCCAAAGGAGGCTAGAAAAAAACATTTAAAATATTTTGCTACAATTATTGCTGATATTCAGCAGTTTGTTGAAAAAGAAGATATGACAACTGGAGATAAAACTATTACTATGATTGGAGATATTGAAGTTAATGTTGCAGTTGGAAGTATTCCTATTATGGTTAAATCTAAATATTGCACAACTAATATTAAACAAGATTTATTAGGTGAATGCAAATATGAACCTGGTGGATATTTTATTGTAACAGGTCAGGAAAAAGTTGTAATGAGTATTGAAAAAATGGTTGATAATAAAATTTTAGTATTTGGTAAAAATGATCCATCTGCCTACATGGGTAAAGCATTTATTGCTCATATTAATTCTAGAGTAGATGATTGGTCTGATAATTTACAAATTATTAATATTAAAATAAATAAAGCGGGTAATATATTATTATCAAATTCACAATTTTTAGATATTCCATTATTTATTATTATGAGAGCAATGGGTCTGGAAGCTGATATGGATATTATTGCCAACATTACTTATAATTTAGAAGATATTGAAATGTTAAATTTATTAAGACCATCTATTACTATGTGTGTTGATGAAAATGGGGTTAATATTAAAACGAAGGAAGAAGCATACAATTATTTAATAACTAAATTAAAAAGAAATAAGAGAATTTCATCAACTGATTTTCATATTGCAAATATTCAAAAGAAAATGTTCTTAGAAAAATTACTTAGAAAAGATTTATTGCCTCATTTGGGAGAGGATATTTTAAAGAAAGTTAGATATTTGGGGATGATGGCAAACAAATTACTTCAAGTTTTGCTTAATCGTAGAGTGCCTGATGATAGAGATGGATTTGATAATAAAAGAGTTGAAACACCTGGTGTTTTAATTGGTCAATTATTTAGACAAAATTGGAAGAAATTATTAAATGAAATTGGTAAAAACTTTAAACGTAAAAATCAATCTGATGAAAAACCAATTAATGTTGTTAATATGATTAGACCTACTACTATTGAACAAGGTATTAAAACTGCAATGGCAACAGGTGTATGGGGTATGAATAAGACTAAGAAAGGTGTTGCACAAAGTTTACAGAGATTATCATGGATTTTAGCATTATCAAACTTTCGTCGTATTTTATCACCATCACTTGATGCATCAACATCAAATGTTGTAAGTATTCGTCATGTTAATAATATTACTTATGGATTTTTATGCCCAACTCAAACACCAGAAGGTAAAAAAATCGGTATTGTTAAAAGTTTAGCTATGATGAGTGGTATTACTAATCAAAATGTTGCTCAACGTGAAATTCTTGATATGATATTAAATGAAACATCTGAAAATTTTAATTATAAGCACCCATTTGAAATTAATCCTGTTGATATGGGACAATGGAGTAAAATTATGTTTAATGGTGATTGGGTTGGTTGCACTAAAAATATTATTTATTTGTATGAAACAATGATGAAGAAGAAGAAAGAAGGTATTATTGATAAAAGCACATCAATTTGTATGGATTTTGAAGATAAAGAATTAAGAATTTATTATGATGCTGGGCGTATGATACGTCCATTACTTAATGTGCGAGCAAATGATTTAGTTATTAATAAAGAAATATTTAAAGAAATTGATGAATTAGTTATTAAAGAACCAACAAAAGGTTGGAATAAATTAATTAATAAATATCCTGATATTATTAGCTATGAAGATGTTGAAAGCACAAAATATATTATGTTAGCAGAAGATTTAAATAATTTATATGATAACATGAAACATATGAAGGGTAAAATAAATAGCGATGAAACATCTGTTAATCGTTATGGTAATACTAAATATGTTCGTTATACACATTTGGAATTCAATCGTTGGACTATGATGGGAGAAGTATCATGTGGTATTCCATTTATTAATCATAATTATGGTACTAAGAATATTGTTAACTTTTCACAATCAAAACAAGGTATTGGATTGTATTTAACAAATTATAAAGACCGTATGGATATTAGTCAAGTATTATACCATCCTCAGCGCCCAATTGTAGCTACTGAAGGTATGGAATATAATAATATGCTTAATTTGCCAGCAGGTGAAAATGCAATTGTTGCTATTATGAGTTATACTGGGTACAACCAAGAAGACAGTTTAATTTTTAATCAGAGTGCAATTGACAGGGGTATTTTTCGTGTTGATAGTATGCAGAAATTTCATAGTGAAATTGAAAAAAATCCATCAACATCTCAAGATGATATTTTTATGAAACCAGACCGTAATAAGGTAACTGGTATGAAACAAGGTAATTATGATAAGTTGAATGAAAAAGGTTATATTCCAGAAGAGACTGAAATTGAGGATGAAGATATTCTTATTGGAAAAGTATCACCAATTCAACCAACTGGTAAAAATAATAAAGTATATAAAGATAGCTCACGTATTTTTAAGAGCAATGTACCTGGTGTTATCGACAGAGTTCATACTAATATTTTTAATAGTGATGGGTATGAACAATATAATGTCCGTGTGAGAATGGAACGTATTCCTATGATTGGGGATAAGTTCGCCAGTAGCTATGGTCAGAAGGGAACTCTAGGAATCGCATTGCCTCAACGTGATATGCCATTTACCGAAGACGGTATGGTTCCAGATTTAATTATGAACCCTCATGCTATCCCGTCTCGTATGACAGTCGCTCAATTAATTGAATGTATGGCAGCAAAAATTGGTGCAATTGATGGTAAATTTATGGATGGAACACCATTTATGGATTATAATGTTAGAGATTTGCCAAATATTTTAAAGAAATTAGGATATTCACCACATGGAACAGAAACAATGTATTGCGGTATTACTGGTCGTAAGATTGAAGCACAAATCTTTATTGGCCCAACATATTATATGCGGCTCAAACACATGGTTTTAGATAAGGTGCATTGTCTTACTATGGATCATGAAGTATATACAGCAGCAGGATGGAAATATTATAATGATATAACTAATGATGATAGAATATTATCAATTGAACTTGATACAGGTAATTTATATTGGGATAATTATGAAGACAAAATATATTATAATACTGAACATCGTTTAATGTATCATATTAAAAATGATAATATTGATACAATTATTACTGAAAATCATAAATTGCCATATAGATTAGAGAACGATGAAGAAAATATTTATAGATTAGATACAATTGAAAATATTATTAATAATACTAATGAAAATAAAATTTATTTGATTAAATATACACTTATGGGAGATATTGAAGCATTTGAAGTATATTTAAAAGATATTAAAGTTACATCTATGGAAACAGATGTATTTTGTCTAACTATGCCATTTGGAACATTTTATGTTCGTAGAAATGGATTAGAATATATGACAGGGAACAGTCGCTCTACAGGACCACGTCAAGCACTTACAAGACAACCATTAGAAGGTCGTTCACGTGCTGGTGGTTTACGTATTGGAGAGATGGAAAAAGATGCGATGGAAGCCCACGGTATGGGACAATTTACGAAAGAGCGTATGATGGAAACATCAGATATTGCAAATTTTAAAGTATGCGATGATTGTGGTATGTTAGCAACTAGAGTTATTGATAAGGAGTATTATGTATGCCACCCATGTAATAATCATACTCGTATATCATCAGTTAATATGCCATATGCATGCAAATTATTATTTCAAGAATTGATGAGTATAAATATTATGCCAAAGATTAAGACAGAAAATAGTAAGTATGATTAATTATAATAATTTATTTAATTTATTTAATAATATATAATATATAATAATATTTTTTCTAATATTATTATATATGGGTTCTGTATTTTCATCACCAACAACAACATCAACAAGACCACAAATAACAACAACATCAACAAGACCACAAATAACAACAACATCAACAACATCAACAACTAAATCAATATCTTTAGATGTTATGAATGATGCAAATACAGCAGTTTCAAATATAAGTAACATATTAAAATATTTAAATGAGTCTATACTTAATAAATATAGTTCACTTTTTAGCGCTCCTTATTTAAAAATTGTACAAGTATTATATAAAATTGTTGATGATAATTTAACTCAAGCAGTAATATGGAAACAAAATATTACCAATAACTATGAAACATTTAATAAAATATATAATTTAATAGAAGTTTCAAAAATAGCATGTAGTCAGATTGAAGGCATATTAAAACAACAATTAAATATTCATTCTAAACTTTTAATAGATGGTGATTTTATATTTAATATAGTTTATAAGGATTACATTTTTAAAAATAATAATAATAAGCCAATTACTGATAATAAAAAATTAGAATTAAAAACTATATTATATTATACTCATCATATAATTTTTTTGAATAATTTTATTAGTAATATTATAAATTTGAAAAAAAATTCAAATGAGGACCAATATAGACAATATTATACTAACTATGAAAATAATATTTTACCTTTAATTATGAGAGCAATATCATATGGAAATGACGCATTTACTTTATATATTCAGAGTGATATAAATACTTCACCAGGATTATTTAATACTTTTATGGATAATGCAAATAATATGAAAATATTAATGATTAAACTATTACAAGATATGCAAGAAAATGAAAGTATTCAAATTATATCATCTATTAATTTCAATGTCTTAAGTGATAATCAAAGACTTATTCTAGTAGGTGCTAATACACCTGATTTAGCAGTATCAACATCTGATGTATTAACTCCTAATGAAGCAGTTGCAATAGTAGGATCGGTGATTAATGAAGAAGATATAAAAAATAGGGAATATTGGGATAGATTAAAATCAGCAATAAATGGATTAGCATTTTATAAGCCATATAGTAATGAAATGGATACACAACATGTTAGTTTAAAATGTATGATTGCAAGAGATACTGTTGATGGTAATTCAAGTATGCTTGAATTAGAATGTGTATCAGTAAATAATCCCACAATAAATAATACAACAACAAGTAGAAGACTAATTAACTCAGATGGTATTGTTGCACCAATTGAAAATTTTGATAATGAAAAAGAAGATTCAGAAGAAGATTCAGAATGTGATGAAGATACAAATGATAAATATATTAAAATATTTGTAATACTATTATTATTACTTTTAATATATTTATTATATTTACATAATAAAAATAAATAATTATTTTTTCTTTTCTCTAATAGCACAACGTTTAAGATTAATTTTTTCAGTAGTTGGTCTAGAATTAATAATATGTTCTGTCATAGCCATAGCTTTATTTGAATCATTTACTAATTCAACTAATGCTTTATGAATAAATTCTTTCTTTAATGGTGCTTTTTGTTTGGATATATTTTTTGATAATTTACCACCATCTTTTAACATAACTGCATCTTCATTAACTTGAGATAAAAATGTGATGATTGGTTCTTGATATTGTTCTTTTTCATGATTTAATTCTTTAACTTTTTCATTAATTTCTTTAATTTTAGTTTTTAATTGTCTAACACTATCATCTAGTTCTACCCATTTGAGAACATTTTTTCTAAATACTTTTGTTACTTTTTGTTGAACATCCTCTTGCTCCGAATCTGACATATATAATAATATTAGAAAATATTTTTTTATGTAATAAAAATTGATTAAATAACTTAAAATTATATAAGTTATTTAATTAATGATTAACGTATTACCTGATGAAATTATTATTAAAATATTTGATTATTTAGATCATGAAGCATTAATGAAAGTTTATAAATTTGACGATTATAATAATTTTCAATCAATTATTAAAAATAATGTTTGGTCAAATATTACTATTAAATTCTTAAGAAATAAAAGAATTCAAAAGTTTGTTAATGATGGTTGGATTAATTGTTTTGTTAAATATGATTTATCCAACTCTGAAATTAATAATGATTATATTAAATATTTTAGTCATTGTTATTATTTAGACTTGTATCAATGTTATTTTTTACAAGAAGGATGTACAACATATTTAACCAATATTAATATTATAGATTTAAGTCATAACTATAAAATAGAAGATAGTGATATTAGATATTTACAAAATTGTCATACTGTAAGATTAGTACAATGTACATATTTAACAGATAAATCGACAGAATATTTAAAAAATTGTTATGAAGTCAATTTAAATTTTTGTAATATTACTGATGAAGGAGTTTTAAATTTAACAAATTGCAAAATAGTAAGATTAGGTCATACTAAAATTACACGTCTATCTATACCATATTTAACAAATTGTATTAAGTTAGATATAAGTAATACAAATATTATTGATGATGATTTAAAATTATTAGAAAATGTAGAAAATTTAAATATTAGTTATTGCAAAAATATTAGTTATGAGGGTATTCAATATTTAAAAAAAATTAAAATATTGAATGTTGAAACGTGTTTTGAGCCATATAATGGTAATTCTACATATTTTATTGAATATATTAAACAAAATTATCCCTATATTTATTTGGATAGAGGCATTCCACTTAGTATGTTAGACGTAGAAGACCAATAATAATATTTATAAATTATTAATTATTATTTACATTTTATTAATTGTCATATTATGTTGTGATAAAGGAGCGCCATAGATAACACTTGAATAGAATGGAGTGTAAGTATCATTAAATTGGAGAGGAATATCTCCTCTTAAGTCTTGACTGGCATTGCGATTAGTGTTGGCAATTGAGTTAGTGTAAAGCATATTATCAACAAGAGGAGCAGTTAATAAATCAGTACCTTCAATTTGAATAACATCACCTGGTTGAGCATCAACTAAACCAGTATAATTAACAGTTGCCATATCACCTTGATTTACTGGAGCATTAGCACCAAATGGAGCAGCACCGTAAAGATTATCAGTGACACCGCTTATATCTGCAAAATGTTCATAATTAATATTTGACATATTAATTGATGATGCAACTTGTTTAGCCATAGGTTGAGCCATAGGTTGAGCCATAGGTTGAACCATAGGTTGAGCCATAGGTTGAGCCATAGGTTGAGCCATAGGTTGAGCCATAGATTGAATCATAGATTGAGCCATAGGTTTATTATTATATTGTTTTTTTGAACCAAATATCTTATTCTTCATTTGTTTGCCTGCTTTCATTGCATTATTGAAATTGTCCTGTTCTGTCATTGTAATAAAAACAAGGTATGCTAATACACCAAGTAGAAAAATCATGAGTATTTTAGAAAACATATATATATAATCTTAGATTTTTATTTAATAATTTTTAAATTAAATAATTTAAAAATTATTAAAAATCAATATCATTCTCACTACTATCATCATTGAATTTATAATTAAATAGTTTTATAATTTTTATAGGTTTTATATTAACATAATTTAAATCGCTATAAAAAATAATAATATTATCATTTATATTAATTTCATTTATACCTATTTTATCTTTTAATTCATTTTCTATATTTATTTGAACAGTCCCATTTAATATAGATAAAACTAGATTTATTTTTTTACATTTTATTATCATTTTATTTTTTTCTATATTAAAATTAATAATAGTATCTAATATTTTTTTCATTATATAATTTAAGATTAATTCTAAACTTAGCTAAACTAAATAATAATATTAATATTATAATGATGCAAAATGTTGTTTTAGAAATTCTTTTAATTTAATTTCTTTCGCATTTGTTAAATTTAAGATTGAATCTAATATATGTCTCTCTGTTTTATTTTTATCATATTCTAATAATAGTTCTATTATTATATGTTTTTCTCTATCATTCCACAATTTTTTTAAATAATCATGTATTATATTATTATTTGTCTCATTTAATGGTATATCTTTATTTTGAAATGTTTTTATTTGTTTAGTTGTTAGATGAAATATATATAAATCTAATGTATGGCAAATAGTACTATTAATTGGATATGATCCTTTTAATATTTCTAAACCATTTATTGCAAAATTAAATAAACAATTAATTTCTTTATTATCTTTTATCCAAAACCATTCAATACTTTTTATTAATGGAACATATAAATTATGCAAATCTTCTCTACCATCTCCTTTAAAAAATCTAAAAGTTCCTTGTAATACTCCTGGATCTAATATTGTAATCATATTATCTCCTATACTAATTTTTGTTCCAACAGGATAAAATTTTAATATACTTAATTTAATTAAACATGACATTGGATCAATTATTATATTTTTATCTTGTTTATTTCTAAAACTATTTAAAACATTCATTAAATAAAAACCATTAGATAAAAAGTCCATTATTATACTAATAATGTTTACATTTTATTTTTAAATAAAATTTATTATATTTATATTAATTTTTAATAAAAGACTCATAAATAAAAATTAAGATGGCTTCAAATAAAGGAATTGAATCATTTGGAAAAGAATATATAATATCAATAATTAATAAAATTTATAAAAACAACCAAAGGTTATATTTAACGTTGGACGCCCTAAGATAGGCGTCAACGCAAAAGCAAAGGTTATCCAAAATAAAAATTGATTTAAAATACTTAAAGAAATACATTTCTTTATATTAGTTATAATGGAAGATACATTTTTAGATATGAATGATGAAGATATTGATAATCTTCTCTTTGGTATAAGTATTAATGAGGAAGCCCAAATTAATGAAAATATATGTTCAGCATGTAAGAGTGATAATATGGCAGTTGATGAAAATCAAGGATATTATGTATGCATGGATTGTGGGGTTATTAATAATACTTATTTAAATAAAAATCCTATATTTAACAAAGATGGTAATGCTAAAGCAAATTCAAGTTATGGATGTCCGACTAATTTTTTCTTTCCTAAATCTGCACTTGGAACAAAAATTAAATGTAAGGGTTATAATCGTATGAGTGCATTACAAAGACAAAGTCAAATGCCTTATAAGGAAAAAAGTTTAATGGAAGAATTACAAAAAATTCAAGAAAAATGCAAACAATATAATATTACACAAAGTATTATCGATACATCTAAAATTTTATATAAAAAAGTGAATGACAGTAAGCATACTAAAGGTACACGTAAGGGTAAAAATCGTATTATGAGATGTATTAATCGCCGTTCAATGATTGCAGCATGTGTATTCTATGCATGTAAATTACAAAATGAACCACGTAGTCCCAAAGAAATTGCTGATATTTATTCACTAGAAATTAAACATGTTAATAAAGGTTATAGAAAGTTTATGGATTTTATTAATATTGAAGATTTGCATCATACATTTACTAGTAGTCTTTCAACTGATTTTATTAAACGATTTGCTAATAAATTAGAAATGAATGAAAAATATATTAAATATGCAATTGAAATATCTAATAATATAAATAAATTAGATTTAGCATCAACACACGAACCTCCGTCAGTTGCTGCTGGATGTTTATTATTAGTGATTAATATGTATAGTTTACCAATTAATAAAAAACAAATTTCTGAAGTTTTTAGTATTTCAGATGTAACAATATCAAAAACATATAGAAGAATTTGGCCATTTCATAAAATTATTACTAATACTGAAATAACTGATATGATTTTAGAAAAAAAACAAAGTTTGCCAAAACAAAAAATTAATATTAATAAAGATAATTTGATTATGCTTAAAAATAATGTTGATATTGATGTTGAAACTACTGATGAAGAACCAACTATTATAATTAATAAAAAATCAATTAAAATACCCAAAGAAGTTAAACCTAAAAAAAATAAAACTATCACTGTTTAAAATAAACCCTACATTTATATTAATATTTCATTTATTATTTCATTTATATGATTAACTAATTTAATACTAAAATTATCATCAATTAAATATATATATTTTTTCTTTATTTCTTCAATATCATGTTTATTTTCATATGGAACATAAACATTTTTAATACCTGCTTTTTTTGCTCCTTGTAATTTAAATTCTAATCCTCCTATTTTTGATATTTTTCCAGTTAATTCTATTTCACCTGTCATTGCAATATTTGATTTAATAGGTCTATTTAATATTCTTGATATAAATGCACAAGTAAAAGCACACCCAGCACTAGGTCCATCTTTTGGAGTAGCTCCATCTGGTGTATGAACATGAAACCCGTTTTTAACATTTGAATTCATTAATTTATCCATATCATGTTTATATTCTGAATGTTTTAACCATTCTATAGCTGTAGTAAGTGAGCACAAAACACTTTCCTTCATGGTATCACCTTGTTTTCCAGTTAATCTTACTTCATATTTATCTTTTGAATGTTGTGTGTTTGGATATATTTGAATTGGTGTTATTCCGCCATCTCCAGTTGATGTTGCATATAATCCATTAATTATTCCAACGTCATTTGTTGTATTTATAACTCTTCTATGTACATCAGGTTCTTTTAATATTTCTATAATTTTTTCTCTACTTAAATTAATTGTTTTTATTTTTTTATTTTTGGATGTATTAAATAAACCTTTTTTATAAATTTTTTCTATATTTAAATACATATATATATCTTCTATTTTTCTTTTAATATCTCTCACACCTGCTTCATTAGTATAATTATCTATTAAATATCTAATAGTTGCTTCATCTATATTAACCAAATCCTCCATATTAACATTTTCTGCCATTTCTTGAATAATATGTTTTTGACATATACTAACTTTATCTTCAATTGTATATGGACTGACTTTAATTTCTTTTAATCTATCTAATAATATTGGATCAATTTTTGACGAATCATTATAAGAAAATATCATTATAACTTTATCTAATGGGAAATCAATACCTTGAAAAAATCTATCCTGAAAACTTTTATTCATATTAGGATCTGTAAGATGTATAAGAATACTCGTTATTTCATTTATAGTTCCATGCTTTGTACATGTTTTATCTAATTCATCAAAATATAATATACATCTAGATTTACCCATTTCTACCATTTTTTTAATAATCATTCCTGGTTGAGAACCACTATACGTATAACCATGACCATGAAGTATTTCTCCATCGTTTTGACCTCCTAAAGTTATTTGAGCAAACGGAATATCTAATGCTTTTCCAATACTTTTTGCTAATAAAGTTTTACCAACACCTGGAGGACCTACCATCCCAAAACTTGTTCCAATACTTTTAGGATTACTGATCCATTTGCCTATCATTTGAATTAATAATTTTTTTGCTTCATTATGTCCATAACAATAATTATTTAGGTTAGTTTCAATATTAGATAAATATTCAATTGATTTAGTTTTATTATTTTTTAAACTTTCAAAATATAAATCATCATTAGCTGAACTCCATGGGAAATTTAATATTGTTTTAACATATAATAATTGTTTATAATATTCATTATTAGAAGATTTCATTTCTTCTATTTTTTCTGATACCATTGATTTAACATTTATTGGAATGTTTTTATTTATAATTAATTGTTTTTTATAATCAATATCATCAATATTTATACTTTTAATTTTATCAAATGCATTTTTAATATTAACATTTGATTTTTTGATTTTTGATTGAATATAATATGTCATATTTTCATACATAATATCAAAAATATTTATATTTTTGGCCTGTTTTTTTTCTTTAACCAATCCAATTAATAAACTAGCAATCTCAATAGTTTCATCGGTTCCTAATAATAATAAAAATATTATATCAAACATGTTTTTAATATGTTCTTGATTTACAAATTCTTTCATTATATTAACAAAAGTTAATTCAACTAATTTTGTATATTTTTTATATATTTTCATAATATAATCATTATATTCTATTTCTGATAGGCAATATATATTGCCTAAATAATCATGTCTTAGAAAGCTTTTTAGAAATTTTGTATCAATACTATTTAATTTTGAAATAATATGTGTTTTCTTTTTATATAATATAGGACTTTTTATTTGACAAGTTTTTGATTTACATAAAAATTTATCAATTTTGAAATATACAAATATACAAATATAATTATTATTAGTAGATGATGTATTTTCTAGTTTTATCCATAATTCTCTTTTTTTATTAAGAATATCATAGTTATCAAATTTACTTGGAACTTTCCAATAATAATTATTATTATAATTACTATTATTATTTACTATATTGTATCCTATTGGAATAGTTATATCATTTAATTCATTAATATAGTTATTTATATTTTCATCAAAATAATTTAATTTAAATAAATATTTCATCATAGATGTTAGGTCTTTATATCCAAATTGTTTTATTAAATTATTTATTTCATTTATTGTATCTTTGAATATATCATTAGATATATTATTTGAATATTCTTCAAGTATTTTTAACATAATATTATTATTAATATGACCATTCGGGTCAATATTATTAGTATTTTTTATTAGTTCATCTATATCAGTATCTGTATTTTCTAAATAATGATTTATTGAATTATTATAATGCAAATTTAAATTTTTAATAATATCATACAAAATATTTGAAAAATTATTCTGATTATCTATTAAATTATTACTTATTAATGTATTATAATGTTCTTCAATATCATTTATAATTTTTATTATATTATTATATTTTGATTGTAAATAATATAATTTATATTTTTTAATTTCTTCGGTCATTATAATTTATGCTATAAATTAATATGTATGAATATTTGTATTCGTTTAATTATTATTTTATAAGATTAGTCTTATCCATTTAATCTATTTAAACGAATAATAATTATTATCAATTCGTATAAATTATTTAAAAAATAATTTAAAATAGGCCAAATAAGTAATTTTTAATAGTTAGTTTGATTTAAAAAAATAATTTATAAATATATTATATATGCCTACAATGAAATCAAATAACACAAAACAAGCCTCTCCTCAACCTGCGGCTGCTCAACCTGCGGCTACTCCCGATGTTGCTGCTGCTTCACCTGTTAAATCTACAAAGGGTAAAGCCAAAGCTACAACTGAAGCGGTAGTTGCTGCACCTGTTGTTGCCGCACCTGTAGTTGCCGCACCTGTAGTTGCCGCACCTGTAGTTGCCGCACCTGTTGTTGCCGCACCTGTAGTTAAAGCATCAAAAGCAAAAGCTAAAGGTAAGGCAGCGATTGCTGAGCCAGCGGTTGCTGAGCCAGCAGTTGCTGAGCCAGCGGTTGCTGAGCCAGCGGTTGCTGAGCCAGCGGTAACCCCAGTTCAAGAAGGTGGTGCTAAAGCTAAGGGCGCTAAGGTTCCTAAAGTAAAGGAAGCCAAAGAAGCCAAGGTACCTAAAGTTAAAGGTACCAAGGCTCCTAAAGTTAAGGAAGCTAAAGTTAAGGTTCCTAAAGTTAAGGCACCTAAAGTTAAGACACCTAAAGTTAAGGCTACGACTGATGCTGATGAAGCATCAGAAGACCTTGAAGGTGGCAAACGTTCATTTAAAGCCATGCTCCCTGGTAGCGATAAGTATGAAGGCCGCTACACTGGTCTTACACCTTACCAAGCTGCCAACAAGGCTCTCTCCAAATATTACCGTGAAGAAAAGGATAGCACTGTAGTCAAGTCTGTTAATGAAATCACCTTCTCAATCCGCGAATCAACTCGTGGCAGCAAACGTTCAGTTTACACCTACAACGGTCGCCGTGAAAAGCTCGCCACACCTGTTGAATATACTATCAAGGGTAAGGATGGTGATCGCACAGTTGTTAAGGAATACAAGAACCGTCTTACCAAAGTAAAGAAGGCCGATGCTGAAGCTGTTGTTGCCACATCATCTGCGTAAAATAATTAGTAATAATAATAATATATAAATTTAATTATAGATTTATATAATATGAATAAGAATATATTAATAATAATAATAATGTTATTAATTTTAATTAGTAATAATCTTTATAAAAATAATAATTTTCAGAATGATAATTTTGAAAATAATAATGATTATATTAATAAGTCTGATTTACAAGATTATTTAATTAAAGATATTGATAATTATTATAAGCACTTTTCTGATAAAGATTTCAAAGCTAGAAAAGTTAATAATATAGAACATTATTATAATAATATTAAATTATCTTGTGTTGATATTAATAATAATATAAAAAAAATATTGAATAAATGTATTAATAAAGCAAATAATAAATTGAATAAATATAGTTGTGTTGGATTTGATGGTTCTAAATGTGCTAATATTCAATGGAAAATAGGTATAGTTAAAGATAAATTATATGAAGAAGGTTATCCTCATACTAGACATGATGTTATAATTATACCATTGTATTTATTAAATAATACATCACAATTAGTAAATATATTAATTCATGAGAAAATACATGTATATCAAAAATTATATCCAGAAGATATTAATGAATATTTAAAAAATAATGGATTTACAAAATATAAATTAAGAAGTGAATATAATGAAATGGGTAATAGTCGGTCTAATCCAGATATGGATGAATGGATTTATAAAGATAAAGACGGTAATATAATGATGGCTGAATATATTGATAATCCAAAATCAATAATGGATGTTAAAACAATTCCAATAAATAATTCAAAATATGAACATCCTTTTGAATATATGGCATATGATATAACGAATCATATTAATTAATTATAAATTAAAGAATGCTTCGTTTTGTTCATCAGTTAGATATTGATAATTGTTTTCAATATCTAATTCTTTAATATATTTTAAAAAATATATATCCCTTTGTTCATCTGTTAATTCATAATAAGCTCTCTTAATATGTTCAATCTTAATTTGAACAATAGCATTATTATTATTAATGAAAGATGAAAAATTATTAAAACTAGCTACATTTTGAATATTAATTTGTCTAAAATGATTTAGTGTTTTAGTTAAATCATCATCTTCCATTAATTCTTTAATTCTTATTTGTTTTATTTGATCAATTGTAAATTTATTAAATATTTCACCAACTGTTAATTTATCTTCTGCCACTAATTTACTTACCAGGAGCAAAATATTATTAGAATTCCATAGTTCAATTGGAAGATTATATAATTTATTATTAGATAAAATATTATCAATAATTTCTTTATATTTTGTAATTTTATACATTTTCATTAATTCTCTTATTTTCAAAGTAAGTCCATTACTTTGAAAATATTTAATAGTATTTATATCTTTTTTATTACGAAAATATTCATATAATACATCGTTACTGATATTTAACTCTTGTCGTAATGTCATAAACTTTTCAACAGTTTTTTCAGTAGTTTTATTTGCTGGAGTAGTTAACTTAAATACAACATGATATATTATATTTTGCATAATCAAATTAATATAATAATTAAAATTTATTTCAGGCCATTGACAGATAACTGAATTATAATAATATTCTTTATTATTATAATGAAAAAGCAATATCATTCTTTTTGCAAGTGTCATTCTATCATAATTAAGTTTATATTTGTCGTTATTTTTAGCAACACATGAATAATATAATAATTTAGTATTAAATTCATCAGGTTGATTCTGCATTGTGGAAAATATAAATTCAATATCATCAAAAGTTAATTTTGAATATTCTTGAATTTTAATAAGCTGATCATAATTATTAATCATATTTATAAAAAATAATCCCATTTTTAATTTAATAGTATACTTGCTATATTTCTTTGATGTAAACATTGATGACCATGATATATTATATGAATTGTATAATTTTTTATAATAATCATTTTTAATATCTGCATAATATAATATTTTACACCACTCCATATAGGTATCTGATTGTTTAATAATATTTACCAAATCCCATACAATCATATCTTCATTGGTTATATTATTGAATGAACCAAGTAATTCAACGGTGTTTTCATTAATCACTCTTTTTATATCGTTGTTTTCAATTAGAGTTAGTAAACTAGAACTATCTGTATAGGAAAATATAATACTTATAAGTTCTATTGGCAATTTCGCAATGAATGATTCCATAATTTATTATATTATTACTAATAAATAATAATATATTCAATTTTTATGAATTTTAAATTCAATATTTTAAATTCATAAAGTTAATTCGTTGTTTATGAAAAATATGTATCGATTTTTTTAATCAATAAAAAACTTCATTTTAAGATTGTTTTTAATATCTAGCATTTTTTGATTACTCATAATATAATTATTATTAATTGCGTCTATTATTTTATTTAATTTATCTTCTAATATTAATTTAGTTTCATTATCAAAAACTAATAAATCTAAGTTTATTTTTTTCCTAATAAGTCTAATAGTTTGAGTAATATCAAATTTTAAATTATAATTATCAATATCTATATTTTTATCAAAATAAATTATATTATTATCATAATATTTAATAACATTATTATAAATACATTTTGATTTAGTATTAATTGTTAATTTTATATAATAATTATATAAAAACAATTCTAAATATAATACTTTCTCAATATTCTTTAAATTAATAGTTTCTAATATAATATTATCAGATGCTAATATATTATTACCCATTATTAGATTAATATTATATTCTTCATCTAATTCAGGAACAACAAATGATATTTTTTTATAATTAGGTAAGAGGATGTTTTTTTCAAATAATATATTAGTTATATTACTACCAACATCTAAACCAATATTATATTTTAATAAACTTGATAATATTATCTCCATTAAATAATTAAATAAATAAATATTGATATTATAACCAATTAAATATATATCAATATTATAATTAATGGATAAAATACACAGATTTGAAAATGAATCAAATACGATTTATAATTTTAGAAAAGAATTTATTATTAATAATAAACTATCTGATGATATTAATACAATGATTAGATATTCTAAAATATTAGCAAATATTAAATTTAAAGGATGTTCTTATGATGTAGCTATTTATAATAAATTAAAACCATTTTTATAATATTAATTATTAAATATTCTTTGTTAAAATTAATCCTACTTTTTTTAACATAGCTTCTTTTTTCCATGGACATAATCCAATTAATAAACTAGATATATCATGACCCCAATAAGCACATGTTGCTCCTTGCCAATTACCAACTAATCTTACTATATTTTTTGCAAATTTTTTAGCATCAATTGCAAATGGTATATCTTTTAAACATTCTGTATTTTCAGTTATTACAGCTCCAGGCATTATATTAAGCATATCTATATTTGATTCATTATATTCTTTTATTAAACTATTTGCATGATAACATCCAAATGCATTTGTTGCTTCATATACTGATAAATATGGAACACTTATTTCACCAGTATTATAATATTGAGAAAGTAAAGATGTTGGATGAATACATTGGGCTGTATTAAATATTATACCACATTTATAATTTGATTTAAGTTTAATTCTTTTTATCATATATTTTATTGCTAAATTTGTTAATCTTATTTGTGGATATGTTCCAGTTATTAATGAATTTCTTATATCATTATCTTTTTGTAAATGAGATGGATTATGAGCGCTTCTATTACCAACATTATTTATTAATAAGCTAATATCATATTTATTAAATACATCTTCAATATCATTCCACCAATTTTCATCAAGACTATTACTAAAATCTCTAATAATTACAATCACATTAACATTATATTTATTTCTAATATATTCAGCTGTTTCATTCGTTCTAATACTACCAATTAATATTAAATTAAATTTTCTTTCGGCAAATTCACAAGCTAAATATTTGCCTTGACCTCTGCTAGCTCCTGTTATAATTACATATGAGTCTTTTCCATATCTATCAATTAAATTTAATTCAGGAACATAATATTTATATCCAATTTTAAATAAAAATGAAATTATTGGTCCTATTAAAAATATTAAAATAATTAATAATAATATTTTTTCTAAATTCGTCATTATAATATTAAATAAATAAAAATTGATTATTATATTATTTATACTTAAATATAAAATAATATAATAAATAATGCCTAAGATATGTTTCATATACACAGACACAAATGGTTTACATAAAACAAATGATTTTGTTTCAACTAAAAATTTGTATAAGTTTGCAAGATTAATTGCAATTCATTATATGATTGGTGAATATAATAATACTAATACTAAAATTATTAATGCTAATTTTAAAAAAATTATATTGAAACCTAATACTATTAATTTTGATAAAACTGCTCAAAGTTTTCATAAAATAACAATGGAAGAAGCAAATAGTATTGGTATTGATAATAAAATAGCAATTAGTGAATTAAAAAATGATTTAAGTGATGTTAAAATAATTGTTGGTCATAGTTTACCATTTCATATTAAAGCAATTCAAAGTGAATGTTTTAGAACAGCAATTGATATAAATTTCGCTAAGTATATTCTAATTGATACAATGAGTTTTGGTCATTCTTATGAACATCCAAAATTTGTTGATATGTTAGTTAAATATAATATAAATAAAAAATTATCACAATTAGAACAATATAGAGATTTATTTTTAATTCTTTATAGTAATTATATTAAAAATATTAAAAAAAGTATTAACACAACAAATACATCAACTAATAATGAATGTGATTTTGTAGATTAAAATATCTTTACCTAAACATAAATATTTTATTTAATGCATTATCAAAAATATTATTACTATATTTATTAAATTGTTCTACAGTTGAATATCCAAGTCTACTAAATCTTAAAAAATCCATTTGTTCTTCATTTAATACATAAGCTGTTTCTAAAAATGAAATACTATTATAATCATATTTAATTAATTCTAATATATTATTAATAATAATATCATTTTTTTTACACCAACTATATGCATAATTATGCATAACACCTGCAGATTTTAATTTATAATAATTGTCTTTATATTTAAGAGTATCATTTATATTTTTATTTATAATCATAAATGATTTATTATAATCATTTGTTATTTCATTAATAAAACATAATTCAAAATAATAAAATTCTTTATATTCATTTAATAAAATCTTTACTAAATTTATATGAATATTTTTTTTAATTAATACAGTTCCCCATACAAAATTATATTTTAATAATCTAACAATAGTATCAATATTATTAATATTAATATTAAGATTATTTAATTTTAATTCTGTTTTATGAGGAATATTCGTCAATATATTAAATGCATCTTTTTCATTAATTAATTTTGACAAATCAACTAAATATGTCATTGTTGAAATAGGAAATTTAGCATATTCTATTGCATATTGTTGCGTAATATTATTATTAATCAAAAAAATAACTTTTTTATTATAATCATTATCATGCTCTAAATTGTTAGATGACATTAATAATTATTATTAATTATTATACATAAAATAAATCAATTTTTATTACTTATTTTCCATATATTCTTCAAGCTCTTTGCGCAAATCACGATCACTATTATATTCTTCCAAAAGCCGCTCATCAGAAACATCGGTTCTTCCATCAAAATCACAAGTAATTCTATATGACAACTTTGGTGAGAACCCTTTGATAAGAAGATAATAATCAAATGTTTCCTTGGAAGAAATATAAGTATCAATAATATAGTATGGATGACATCCTCGTGAAATATATTCATCAACAGTTGTGTAAAAAATTTCCAATTCATCATCTAACTCATACATCTCATCAAAATTATTAATATGATACTCGTGCGTGTCTTCTGGTAGCTCTACAAATCGAGGATACTTTTTAATAATTTCATACATAAAGTGTATACGATCATTAATATCCTCTTCTTGTTCATATTTTTCAGGATCTTTATAATCCCTGTAATTTAGATAAAAACACTTATCATAATCAATATTTAGTCTTTTAACCAACATTGAAAACATTTTGAGATGCCGAATGTCATCAATTTTATGAACATGAATTGTTTCACTTAATCCATTTTCTTCCAATACTTCATGAATAATATCATTATTAATTGGTTCCATTGAGCGTCTAATTTTTAGATTTTCAATAAAATCATCAATTGTTTCATTATCTTCCCATAAGTATTCTTCATACTCGTATTCATCAATATAATATTTAATAAGGCCACTCATTGTTTCTTCTACCACAGCTTTAATTGCTTGGTTATTTTGAATGAGCATCAATAAGTCTGTCGGTTCTAAATACTTAATAATCATAAATTGTATCTCAGTTGGCAATTTGTCCATTGTTCAATTATTTAACACTTCGTAAATAATTATTATTTCAATTTTTATGGTGTTATATAGTTAATCCGTTGGCTATCTGACGTTAACCTTCGATTATCTGAACCTTATATCATTTAGGATTATTTTAACCCTTTGATCTTAAGACCCCTGGTTGTCTTACATTTTACACGTTGACATTACACATCAATTTTTATTATGATATTTATAAAATTGGTTTAATAATATAATATTAATAGCATCAATTGGATGAATATTATATTTAATTAATATATCCATTTGATTATATAATATATCTAAATCATCATTATTATAAGTTATTAATATATTAATATTTGTATATAAATCATCATCAATAATTAATTTAGGATATTTAATTATTGTTTTATATAATAAATAAAGTTCATTAGTAGTATAATTTGATAAATCTAAAATTATATTATTATATTTAAAGATTTCATTAATTAAACTTAATTTATAATCATTTGTATTACACAATGATTTTATTTTAAAACAATCTATCCAATTATTATTATCCCATAAAATTTGTTCAAACTTATATATATTAGTATAAGTTTTTATAAATGTTTTTATATGATACATTATTAATTTTTTTATAAATGGAATATTATTAATAAGTATTAATAATTGTATTTCTTCTAAATAAATCAATATATTTATTATTAATTCATTTGGAATATTAATTAATAATGACATTATAATCAATTATAAATATATATTTATATTAATATTAATGGCAATAACTTTAAAAGAACTTAGCGAAATATTAAAAGAAAAATTACCAAAAAATAATTATCATGTTAGAGGTGAAGTATCAAGACCAAAATTATATCCAAGTGGTTTATATTTTACATTAAAAGATGATAATATTACAATGAGCTGTAAGATGTGGAAAAATAAATTAACTGATGAAATAATGAATATTGAAAATGGAGATAATATAGAAATTAAAGCACAATTTGATTTATATAAAGGTGATTTAAGTCTCACTGCCAATTGGGCTAAAAAATTAAATAATATTGGTGACCTGCATGCTACATTTGAAATAATGAAAGATGAATTTAAAAAACAAGGATATTTTGATAAAAAAATATCCTTACCAAATTGTATTAGAAAAATTGCATTAATTACAAGTATGAAAGGTGCAGCAGTTCATGATTTTGAATATGCTATAAATAATGCGAAATGTTTAATAGATATAGTAAGAATAGATGCACAAGTTCAAGGTAGTGAATGTCCTAAACAAATTATTGATAATTTAAATAATTATAATTTTTCAGATTGTGATTTAATAGTAATTACTAGAGGTGGTGGAAGTATGGAAGATTTATGGGGGTTTAATGATAAACAGTTAGTTGAAACAATTTATAAAAGAAATAAACCAGTATTATCAGCTATTGGACACATGATTGATACAACATTATTAGATTTTGTAGCTGATATTAGTGCACCCACTCCCTCATTAGCTGCTCAATATATAATTGATTATAATAAGAAATATATTGATAATATTAATTCTCATAAACAAAATATATATAATACTTTATTAAATATTATAAATAAAAACTTAACAAAATTAGAAAAAATTAATAATAAAACAATCAATTATTATAATGAAATTAAAAATAATAATAAGATGAAATTGGATAAATATAAAAATAATATTATATTTAATATTAAAAATAATTTAATACAATTAGATTCTATATATAATAAATATAATAATAAAATAGAATTATATCAAGATAATAATGTTATTAATTATAGTTCATTTGAAAATATTATTAAAAATAATCAACCATTCATATTAGTATGGAATAATATTGCTATTAATATAAATAATTATTCATTTATTGAATAATTAGGAGGAATTATATGATTATTTATTATAATTAGTTTATTATTAATACTATAAAGCATACTAGTATGCATTAATGATGTAAATGTTAATATTATTAACAAAATGCTCATAATTAAATTAAGTTCTATATATTCTGGTTTTGATAAATCACTAATATTATATATTTCTAAACAAGTCATTATATTATAAATATAATATGTGTTTAAAAAAATATTAGTAATAATATTAATACTAATATTAATGGATAAAATAATAGAATTATCTGAACAAATTGATACTATTTCAAATATTAATGATAAAGTTAGATTAATAAAAACATTAAATGAATTAATTGAGACTGAAAAAACTAATTTAAATTTTATATTAAATACAGATATTAAAAATTTAAAAACAAAAATACCTCTTAAATATAAAAAAATGAGAATAGATGAATTAGAACAAGTCTTTGAAACTACAAATAATATTAATGATAAAATTGTAATTTATTTGGCTATTGATAAATATTATTCAAATATTGAAGAAGAATTATTTGAACTATAAAAACTTATTTAATATATTTAATCATCGAAGTTAAATTTGATTTAATATTAGTATATCCAAATTTTTTATAATAGTTTACTCTCCATTCTGTTTTTGCTTCTAATAATATATATTCAAAACCATTATTAGACGCATATTTATCAACTTCTTCAAATAAAGGTTTGGTAATACCTTTATAATTATTATTTCCACATAAATATGTTAAATATAAGCCGTTTTTATTATGTATTGCTCCTAAATGTTTAATATAAAATTGTTTTTTTAAATGATCAAAATTATCAATTTGTAAACTACCAATTATTTTATTATCATTTATTAATACAAATACTTTAGAATTATTAGTATTTAATTTAAAATCAGTGCATATAATATTATCACTATATACACACTTACTATATAATTCATCTAATTCTTTTTTATAATCATTAAAATTATTTTTATCTATTATTTTTATAGTAGTTTTTATATTTGATATATTATTTTTAAAATATTCAGTCTTATAAATAATATAATAAAATATAATTATTAAAAATAAAAGGATTATTAAAAATTTTTTCATTATTATAAATGATAAAATAATTCTTTAGTATATTATATCCTATTAGAAAAATTGAATATTTTAAATTAAATATTTAGTATTTATATTTTAATGAAAATTATTCATTATAAAGACTATAAAATAGGAGGAAATATATTATGCATAATAGGAGTAATTATGATATTTTACGACGAACCTTATTTAGAATATATTGGAATATTTTTATTATTTGTTGGAATATTTATAAATAAAATTATTAAAATAAATAAAAAAAATAATATTAAATTAACAAATATTAACTATATTGATCATAAAATTAATAATAATATTGATTATGATTATCATAATAAAATAATAAATAAATTTGGTAAAAATAATAATATTCCAAAATTTAATAATAATATTCTAAAATTTGATAATAATATTTACAAATTTATTAATAATAATTATGATTATGATAATATAACTTTATTTTTGGATATTTACACTTTTATTATTAATATTAATAATAATATTATTAATATTAATAATAATTTAATGGATTATTATAATCATTATAATAATATTATATCTTATATTCTTTCATTTGATAAATCATCAAATAATTGTATACCAAAATTATTAGATGATTTAGTTGATGATTATAATGCTAATAGTAAACAATTATATATTATTAGTAAAAAAATATTTGATACATATGATTTTAAAGATATTAAACATAATATGATTATGAAATATTTATCCAGTATATTATTAAATATACTGGATAAAGAAATAGAAAAAATTGATTTAAATTCGAATTAATGATATTAATTATATATTAATGGATATTCAATCAGAAATGAATGATAATTTTCTTAAGATGCTTAATGATGTTTATGTAGAATTGGATAAAGTCTCATCCACTAGTTCAAAACTAATGATTCCTGACCCAATTATTGAAAAGAGTACCACAAATACTTATTGGAAAAATGTTAAGAAAATATTACAATCAATTAATCGTTCACCAGAACATTTTATTGAATTTTTTAATAAAGAATTAAAAACAGGTGAATGGATTTCTAATTCTAAATCAGATGGTATTGTTATGATTGGTAAATTCACAAAAAATCAAATAATGCATGTGATATCAGAATATATTAAAAAATATGTTGTCTGTAATATTTGTTATTCAACTGAAACTATTATGGATAAAAACAAAGAATTAAGATCATATTTTGTTTTTTGTAATAAATGCAAGTCTCAATATAGTATTAATTAATTTATATACATATAATATTATTCAATTTATTCAATTTTATTTATATAAATAAAATTGAATAATAAATATCATATAAAGATTTCTATAATATATCAATAAGGTAATGTCATTCAAATCAAAATTTTATGGACCCGATGTTAAAAACATTAAGGAAGTTAGTTTTTGTATTTATACAAATGATATGGTAAAGAAATATTCAGCTGTAAGAAGTGATCCATTTGGTATTAATGTACCTGATTCTTATGATAACTATGAACCAAAGAAGGGTGGTTTAGTAGATTTAAGACTTGGTACATGTGATATATATTTAAATTGCACAACATGTGGACAAAATTCCAATGACTGTGAAGGTCATTTCGGACATACTGAATTATCTGAACATTTATTTCATTATGGTTTTCTTAATCATCTTATAACATTATTAAAATGTATTTGTTTGAAATGTTCTAATATTTTAATTGAAAGAACTGAAGAAAATTTAAAGCGTTTTCATAATAAAACTGGTAAATATAGATATAAAGAATTAAAAGATATGGTTAAAAATATTAATTTTTGTAATGTATGTGGAACACCAGTTCCAAAGATTAAAAAAGATATTAAAGAAGCAAGTATAAGTATTAGAATTGTATTAGAAAAAGAAGTAAGTGCTTCTAATGTAGATGAAATAACAGGTTTGGCAGTTGAAGGAACACGTATAATTAGAGATTATCTTACACCAAGACAATGTTATAATATTTTAAGAAATGTAAGTGATATGGACGCTTATTTGATGGGTTGTAATGTTGAACAACAACGACCTGAAGATTTAATTCTTATTCGTTTTCCTATTCCACCAGTAATTATTAGACCTACTGCTAAAATTGATTTTATGGCTTCATCAACTCATGAAGATTCACTAACTTTAAAGATAGCAGATATTATTAATTATAATATTCGTGTAAGAAATGAAATGAATAAAGATTCGCCATCTCTTCAAGACTCTTTAGCATTTCTTCAATATCATGTTGCTACATTTTTTGATAATGATTCAGCCGCATTACCTCGTTCTGAATTTAAAACAGGTGGCCGTCCAACAAATTCTATTTCTGATCGTATTAAAAGTAAAGAAGGTCGTATGAGATTAAATATTATGGGTAAACGTGTTGATTTTTCAGCACGTTCAGTTATTACAAGTGATCCTTATATTGATATTGATATGGTTGGTCTTCCATTGCGTGTAGCTAAAGATTTAACCATTCCAGAAGAAGTAACCCCACAAAATATTAAACATTTAACAAAATTAGTAATGAATGGAAGAGATGTTTATCCTGGTGCTAATTATGTTTATAAATTATCAATTATTAATGGAAAAACAATTAGTCAAAGAATTGATTTGCGCTATCGTAAGGCAAATATTAAATTAAATTATGGTGATATTGTTGAGAGACATGTTGTTAATGATGATTATGTATTATTTAATCGTCAACCAACTCTCCATAAACCATCTATGATGGGTCATCGTGTGCATGTCTTAGAACGCGATGACACCAATACATTTCGTATGAATGTTAGTGTGTGTAAACCATACAATGCAGATTTCGATAAACTCGCTGTCGGAAACATGGGGCATTAAAAGTGTGCTACCCCATAGTTATTCATTCTCATTTACGAGTATGAGTAGCGAAACCCCTTGTTGTTCTGGAAGTCCCTTAGAGCTCTAACTACCACTCACACTTAGAAATATTTGTGAGGATCTCGGCTAATAACCGAACCCGATGGTAATAATGTTAGAGATTGGGTAACCAGCAGTGCTAGTGTCTTCATTCCGTTATGGTAAGGAAAAAGATGCGCATTCAGAGACTGAACGGGGGTTGGTTGTCAATGATGGTTTAACCAACCGGAGATGGCTTAAGATACAGTCCTGCCTTTTTGGAAACTTAAAGGATATCTCATTTCAGTCGTAAAAATACGACTGAAAAATCAAGGCGATGAGATGAATTGTCATTTAGCGCAGTCCATACAAGCACGTAATGAGCTTGAGCGGATTGCTAATGTAAAATATCAAATTATAGCGGCTAAGGATTCAAATCCTATTATTGGCTGCGTACAAGATTCTTTATCTGGTGCATACATGATGAGCACAGATAATAATATTCCTTATAATGTTGCTGCAAATTTATTATGTAATACATCATCTACTACCAAGTCAACATTAAAGAAAGATGATGAATTTAATGGTCGGCAAGTATTTAGTCATATTATTCCAGAAGGGATTAATTCAATGAAGAAGAAAGGCAAAGACATTATATTTCAAATTAAAAATGGTCAGTTATTAGAAGGTGTATTAGATAAGTCTCAATTATCAACAAGTAAAAATAGTATTATTCATTATGTGTGGGATAAATACGGTCCAACTCCTACACAAAAATTTATTGATGATACACAAAGACTTATTTTGAATTATTTATTAAATAAAGGTCTTACAGTTGGATTAAAAGATTGTATTATTCCTGAAAATGTTGTTAAACAATTAAGAGAAATTATTCATACTAAAGTTATTTCATCTAACCATACTTTAACTCAGTATGAAAATGATTATGATAAAATTACACCTGAAATCGGTGAAGGATTAATTAGTATGGATTTAAATTCAATTTCATCAAATATTGGTAAACTTATTATGGATGTATTAGATAAAGACAATGGTTTGAATATTTTAATTTCATCTAAATCTAAAGGTTCAGTTGTTAATATGACACAAATTGCTGGTTGTTTAGGTCAAGTCTTAGTAGAGAGCCAACGTATTAAGAAACGTATTACTGGCCGCACATTACCTATTTTTCATCAAAATGATGATACACCTGCTGCTCGTGGTTTTGTTAAATCAAGTTTTCTTGATGGTCTTAAAGGTCATGAATTCTTCTTTCATACTATGGGTGGTCGTGAGGGTTTAATTGATACCGCGATTAAGTCAGTTACTGCTGATACTCCAATTATTATTATGGAAAATAATAATATTAAGAGGATTAATATTGGTGAATGGATTGATAATTATTTAGATAATAATAAAAATAAAGTTAAAAATTATGATGATAGAAATTTAGAATTATTAAAATTAGAAAATTTAAATATTAAAAGTTATATACCAACAGCCGATGCTGATGGTAATGTCAGTTGGGGAGAAATTACAGCAATTACTCGTCATGACCCCGGCGATACATTATATGAAATTATTACAATGAGTGGACGTAAAGTAATTGTAACTGAATCAAAATCATTATTAATTTGGAATAAAGATATTCGTAAATTTGTGCATATGAGCACACCAGATGTTAAAATTGGTGATTATGTTCCAGTTACAAAAACATTACAAAATATTAATTATAATAATATTATTGATGAAAATGAAAGAGACTTTAAAATTATGAATTATAATATGCAAGGTAAATTTTATGAAATTAAAGAAAATGAATTAATTATTAATGATAATTATGAAAATTATGAAATTATTAATGATGTTATATTAGATGCTATTGTTAAAATTAATATTATTAATAAAGATATTGTTATGGAGAAATATCCTAAAGTATATGATTTAACCGTTCCATCAACTTTGAACTTTGGCCTGGCTAATGGTCTTCATGTAGTTGATACGGCTGAAACAGGTTATATTCAGCGTAAGTGTGTTAAATTTTTAGAAGATTTATCTGTTAATTATGAGGGTCTTGTTAGAACAGCTAATGGCATTTTGGTTCAATATCTTTATGGTGATAGCGGTATCGACCAACAGAAACAAACACAAGTCAAGATTAATCTTATTAATATGAATAATGAAAATATTAAAGATACATTTATATTTAATGATGATGAAGTAAAACAATTAGAAAAGAAATTTAAATCAAATATTAAGAAATTTAATGAAAAATTATATGAAAAGATGATTGATATGCGTGATAAATTAAGAAAGATTTATTTTTCATCAACTGGTAATTATAAGATTATTGAAGATGCTTTCATGCTCCCAATTAATCTTTTACGTATTAGTCAGGAAATTAAAACAGAAGACGCTATGGATATTGACCCAGAATATATAATTGAGCAAATTGAAGATTTATTAACAAACTATGATGATCGCTTCATCACTATGATGAAGAAAGATTCCAAATTATTGAAAGATGATGATCAAGCTTATAAGTTTATGTTAAGAATCGCATTGTATGAATATATTGCACCTCGTAAGTGTTTAATCGAATATAAAATTAGTCTGAAACAATTTGATAATTTAATTGAAGATATTCGTGTATCATTATCTAGAGCATTGGTTGAACCAGGTGAAATGGTTGGAGTAGTAGCTGCTCAATCAATTGGCGAGCCCACCAGTCAAATGACTTTGAACACTAAGCATTCAGCTGGTAAGGCAGGTGTTAGTGGTGTAGCACGTATTAAAGAAATTATGAGTTATAGTAAATCAAGTAAAAGTCCTCAAATGACAATTTATTTCGATGATGCTTATAATAGTAGTAAGAGTGATACAAATTTAATTACATCATATTTGAAACATCTTACAATTAAGGAATTAATATCAACAGCTGAAATTCTTTACAGTAATAATAGTAATGATAGTTTATCAAAGATGATTGAAAATGATAAAGTAACTAATCCATTCTTTATTAATAATGCAAAAGAGAATATTTTATCATTACCATTCATTATTAGATTAACAATGAATTTAGAAAAAATGATGGAAAAGGAAACAACTTTATTAGATATTAAAACAAAATTCATTACATATTGGTATAAGAATTTTTCAAATCTTAAGAATGTTAAGAAATCTCATAAGGATATATTAGTCAACGTTGATAAATTGGCAATTCTTAGCAACAATGATAATATAATTCATATTAGATTTAGATTAAATGAATTTAATTATAGTTTATTAACAAGTTTCTTGAATATTATATTGGATGTTATAACATTAAAAGGTATAGACCATATTGATAATGTTTCTCAACTTCATGAAAGAAGAATTGTATTTAATGATAAGGGTGAAACATTAGTTGAGAAAGAACATATTGTATTAACTGATGGTATTAATTTGGATGGTGTTAAATTATTAAAAGGTATTAACCATTCAAGAAGTAAAATAAATGATATTCATAAAGTATATATGAATTATGGAATAGAAGCAGCGAGAGCTGTTATTATTTATGAATTAATTACAACATTTGAAGCAAATGGTGCAGGTGTTAACCATGCTCATATTTCATTACTTGTTGATATGATGACATATAGTGGTGAAGTTATTAGTATTGATAGAAATGGTATGAAAAAGGTTGATAATGACCCTATCAGTAAGGCATCATTTGAGAAAACAATGGAACATTTTATTAATGCTGCTATCTTTAGTGAAACAGATAAGATGCAATCAGTATCATCTCGTATAGCACTTGGTAGAGTTATCCCAGGCGGTACGGGTGCATTTGATTTGTTATTAGATACTGAGAAACTTAAGAATTCAGAATATATTGAGAATGAAACAGGTGGTAGAACAAATTTCATTCCTCTTAGTATTGAACCGTTATTTGGTGATATTATTAAGAATGGATTTGCTAGAAATGATTTTTTCATTCCAAATTAATTTTTTTATTTATATTATTATATAAAATATTATTATATTTATTATTATATTATGTCAACAAATGCCTTAATGCAATTAGCAGCTTATGGAGAACAAGATTTATATTTAACAGATAATCCACAATTTACATATTGGAAATCAGTTTATAAAAAACATTCTAATTTTTCTATTGAAAGTTTGCCCCAAACCTTAATAGGATTAGCAGATTTTGGAACTAAAATATCAGCAATTATATCTAAAGAAGGTGATTTGATGTGGCGCACATATGTTCAAGTAACTATTCCATCATTAACTACATTATTAGGTCAAACTAATACTTATAGTAATAGATTAGGATTTTGTTTATTAAAAGAAGTTGAGTTAAGAATAGGTGGTAAAAAAATAGATTCTCATTATAGTACCTGGATGCATATTTGGACTGAATTAACTCATGATATAACTATGAAATCATTATTAGATAAATTAGTTGGAAATAAAGGAGTTGACGGTATTAATGGTTCTAATGATAGTCCAGAAACATTAAATATACCTTTATTATTTTCATACTGTACTAATCCAAATTTAGCTATTCCTTTAATATCTCTTCAGTATCATGAAGTTGAATTAATTATTACATTTGAAACATTTAATAATTGTATATCTGATTTAAATATTAATAATAATATTACTATTCAATCATTAAGTAATGTGCAATTATGGGTTGATTATATATTTTTAGACGAAGAAGAAAGAGATGAATTTGCTAAAAATAGTTATGATTATTTAATTGAAGTATTACAATATCAGCAACAATCAATTAGTGCGACAGGTAAATCATTAGTTAATTTATCATTTAATCATCCTACTAAATTATTAGCATTTGTTTTAAGAGATATAACTGTTGGAGATACTACTCCACCAACATCATGTATCGATCCTATGATAGCTTTAGGTTCTAATCATACATTAGCATTAAAATCAGATGGAACATTATTTGGCTGGGCTTTAAATTCATTAACTCAATTAGGTAGATTAGGATTAGGTGCAACTGGCGTTCAAGAAACACCAATACAATTAACAGGATTTGGAACAGCAAATGATGATAATTTATATATATCAGCAGGTTCTATTAATTCATTTGTTATTAAACAAGATAATACATTATGGGCAACAGGTAATAATACAAGTGGTTCATTAGGTTTAGGTGATAGTACAGCTAGAACAGTATTTACTCAAGTAACATCAGGTATTAATAATATTTGGGAAAAAGTATCTGGATGTAATATACATACATTGGGTATAAAAACAGATGGGACTTTATGGGGATGGGGGTATAATTTTTATGGTCAATTAGGTTTAGGTGATAATATTACTTATAATACACCACAACAAGTGGGAACTGCTACTAATTGGAATAAAATTTATACATCAAAAACAGCAACTACTGGGGGAACAACAGGGTTTTCTGCAGCTATTAAAGATGATGGTACTTTATATGTAACTGGTAGAAATACAAATGGTCAATTAGGTTTAGGTGATATTACTGCAAGAAATGTATTTACTCAAGTAACAACTGCTGGAATTAATACATGGTCTATGGTATCATTAGGAACCAGTTTTATGGCTGGAGTTAAAACTGATGGAACTTTATGGACATGGGGATTAAATACAAGTGGTCAATTGGGCTTGGGTAATCTTACTCAATTTACGTCTCCCCAACAAGTAGGAAGTGATACTGATTGGGTTCAAGTTGAATGTGGTAATACTTTTACTATAGCTAGAAAATCTAATAATACTATATATTCATGTGGTAATAATAGCGATGGTTCATTAGCAAGAGGTTCAATTAATGTAAATCAAACAACATTTGGGCAAATTGGAACTTCTAATTGGATAGATATAAAATGTGGATATGATTTTATGGCAACTCTTAGTAGTACATATTATATATCATTTGCTGGTTATAATCTATATGCTGAATTTGGTCAAAATTATATGGGAGGTTATTATAGATCTCCTACATTAGCTCCGAGTATATCTTATAATAATTGGATATCAACAGGTTTTTTTCCATATAATTCTGCTAATATCTTATTTATAAAAAATGATGGAACATTATGGGCTAGTGGTTCAAATCAAAATGGACAATTGGGATTAGGAGATACAACAACTAGAACTATAATCATGCAAGTTGGAACTGATACGTGGATTAAAGTTGCATGTGGAGGTAGGAGCAGTGCAACTAGTTCATCATTTTCAGCCGGTATTAAAAGTAATGGAACATTGTGGACATGGGGTAATAATACTAATGGACAATTAGGATTAGGTAATAATACTCAATATACTACTCCTCAGCAAGTTGGAGTAGATAATACATGGATATTTATAGCTTGTGGTAAAGAAATAAATTATATGATTGGAATTAAAAGTAATGGAACTATGTGGGGATGGGGTTTAAATACATCTGGACAATTAGGATTAGGTAATAATACAACTTATAATACACCACAACAAATTGGAACTGATACAAATTGGTCTAGTGCGCAATTAAGTGGTGCAATTAGTCAGGGTTCTACTATTGCTATGAAAACTAATGGAACAATCTGGTCAACTGGTTCTGGTTTTCAAGGATCATTGGGTTTAGGAAATAATAGTAATAGAAATACATTTGCACAAATTGGAACTTCTACATGGAGTATATTACAAATGAGTGGTTTCAGTTCATGGGGTATTAAAACAGATGGAACATTATGGAGCTGGGGTTCTAATCCTAGTGGTCAATTGGGATTAGGTAATACAACTTCTTATAATTCACCTCAACAAGTTGGAATAGATAATAATTGGAGTATTATTAGTAGTATTGGTTATTTCTATCCAAAAGCAATTAAAACAGATGGAACATTATGGACATGGGGATGGAATTTAACTTATATGTTAGGAACAAATAATAGTGATACTACTGCTACACAATTAACGCCTTTACAAATAGGCACTGATACAGATTGGGTTGATGTATATAGTGGAATTTCAGCAGGTATGGCTATTAAAAATGATGGTAGTAAATATATATGGGGAACTAATGCTCAAACATATTTAGCATATACTGATACTCGTTATATTAGTTTATTAGAATTACCAGATGTAATGATTGATAATTGTGTTGATGGCGGTGGTGGTGGAAATAGTAATATTAATTATTTTACAAATTTTGGTTCAGTTAATAATAACTCAACATTATCAATAGCTAAATTAACAATTAATGGAACAGATAGATTTAAAGAAAGAGATAATAATTTTTTTAATTATATTCAACCATATCAACATTTTAATATAAAACCAGATATTGGTATTAATATTTATAGTTTTGCTCTTAAACCAGGTAATCATCAACCATCTGGAACATTTAATTTATCTATGGTTGATAAACTAATATTAGAAATAACCCCAACTTCTAATGCTTTTAATACTAATAATACACCATTGGAATTATTAATATATGCATTAAGTTATAATGTGTTAAGAATATCTGATGGAATGGGTGGCTTAGCTTTTAATAGTTAATTATAAAATAATAATAAAGAATTATATATCATATATTTCTTTATAAATAATAGAATTATTCTTATTATTTGATTTACACTTTGATGTACAATTTAATTTATGTCTATTAAGTATAATAGTAACGCCAATACTTAATACTAAACAAATTACAATTAATATAATATCTGTTGTATCAAATGTCATTAGAATTTAAATATTTAATTTATCGAATAATATAATCAATTTTTATTATTATCATCAATTACCGTGTTGTGCCAATCTTAAGCGGGGCTTAAGATTTACACGTTGACGCTAATGTTAAGTGCTTAATTTAAGGGGACTAACCGAAGGTTATATTAAGCACTTAACGGTACATTTTCTAATTCAATAATATTATAATTATTATTATATTTAAAATATTTATTTGAACAACATAATTGAGACCTATATATGCAATTAATAAAAGCTAATAACACAATTATACCAACACATGTTAACATAAAGATATTTGAAGGATCCATTAAATAAATAAAACTAAATGTTCTATTTATTTAATATTCAATATTTACACTATTATTTATAGAAATTAGAGGAACTCATCTATATTCTCTGGCATTTCTTTAATATTAATCTTATAAGTATTCTTCATCATATTTAATAATTTCATATCATTATTATCATTCATCTTAATAAAACTAACACTAACACCTTTTTTATTAAATCTACCACAACGACCAATACGATGAATATATGTTTCCTTATCTGGTGGCATATCAAAACAAATGACCAGATTTACTTGCGGAACATCAATTCCACGAGCTAAAAGATCAGTTGTTAATAATAATCTTGTTTTCCCATCACGAAACTCTTGAACAATATTATTACGTTCTTGTTGTGTCATCTTACCATGAATTGTAGTAATAGAGAAATTTTGTGCTTTTAATTGTTCTTCTAACCATTGAACTTTACGAATAGTATTACAAAAAATAATAGCTTGAGTTGTTGAGATTAAATTATAAATATCAATAAATACATCAAATTTATATTCTTCTACTTCTACATCAATATAAAATTGACTAATTAAATCAACTGATACATCACTGTTTTTTAATAATAATTTTAAGGGATTAATCATAATTTTATCTGTTACTTTAAATACTGATTGAGTTAATGTAGCAGAAATTAAAATTTTTTGACAATTTTTTGGTATTTGATTAATTAATTTATTAAATTCAAGACTATCTTTTTCATTTGTCATATTATCTGCTTCATCAATTATAAAATTAGTAATACTATTAATAGGTAATTTTTTAATTTCAATCATATGTAATACTCTTCCGATAGTTCCAATAATAATATTACTATTAATTGTTTTGATTTCAGTTCCACCGACACATTGATCTATAGTAATATTACTATGTTCTACTAATTTAGAAGCTACACTAAATACTTGATTAGCTAATTCTCTAGTAGGTGTTAAAATTAATACTTTATTAGTAGGATTTTTATATAATACATTCAAAATACCAATTAAAAAAGTTGCAGTTTTACCCGTCCCTGATTGAGATTGAATAATACAATCTTTATTACTAGTAATTGAGTCAATTCCTCTAACTTGAATACTTGATGGCACATTAAATCCATTCAAATATAAACCTTTTAATATATCTTGGTTTAAAACCAATTTATCAAAGTTTTTGTGTTCATTTTCATTTGTTTCCATAATAATAATAATATCCTATTTATCTTTATATATAGTTAATAATCTTTGTTCAATAAACTATCAGGGTAGTAGAATATTATTATAATAAAACCAAAGGTTATGATTGTTAAATTAGATATCTTGACATATGGTCTGATAAAAATTGATTAATATACTATTTAAAGCCTAATCCTATATAATATTAATTTAATGTCTACTCAACAAACCACAACTAAATTTCAAGATTTTGATGTCAAGGATTTAACCTTTACTAAATTTGAAGAAAATGAACGGTCTAAAGCTCAAAATCTGGCTTTCCCCCGTTATAAGGAGACCCAACGGCTTATGCTTCAGGCCCCTTGGATTGAAATGAATGCCTATGGGGTTCCCCAATTAGGTGAATATTATAAGACTGACAAGGACCGTGCATTTATTAAAATTCCTCTTGATATTACTAATCCCGAAGTTAAAGAGTTCTATGAAAAGCTCCAAACGATTGATGAAATGATGGCTTCTAAGGAATTTAAAACTCAACAATTTGGTGCCAAGGCTGCTAAATATAAGTATGCGTATCCTATTTGCCGTGTTCCCATGGAGGAAGAAGATGAAGATGATGAAAAAGAAAAGAAGAAATCTAAATATCCTCGTCCGGCTTATATTAAGGTCAAGCTTGATGCGACATGGCCTGAAACTAAAATTCTTACTCAAGTATTTACATCAATTATGAAGGATGGCAAGCGTGAGCGCGAAAAGCAAACTGTTGAAAGTGTTGATGATTTTGCTAATGTTGTTCGTTATTTGTCAAAGATTCGTCCTATTATTACACCTGTGAAGGGTTGGTGTGAGAAGAAAGGTAAGATGGGTAAAGATTATCTTGAATATGGTGTTACATTTAAATTGGTCAAGATTGAAGTTGAGCCTCATGCTGGTTCTAATAACAATATGTCACAATATATGAACAATGATGCTTTTATTGATAGTGATGATGAAGATAGTGCTCCTAAATTCCAAGGCAAACCCATTGCGACGCATAATGCTAAGCCTACTCCTCTTCCCCTGATTAACAAATCCAAGCCTTCACAACCCGAAGACGAGGATGAGGATGAGGAAGAGGAGAAGAAAGAGAAAGAAGAAGAAGAAGAAGAAGAAGAGGAAGAGGAAGAGGAAGAGGAAGAGAGCGAAGCTGAACCTGAACCAGAACCTATTCCAGTGAAGAAAGGTAAGGGAGCTTCTTCCAAGTCTAGCACTCCTAGTAAATCAAAGAAAGCATAAAAGATTCATTTAATAATAAATTTTATAACAATAAATAAATATTTGATTTAAATATTTATTTATATTTATAAGATAATGACAACTATAAAAGTTCCATATAGAATATCAGAGATTGACATTGATAACATATGTTATACAGATATAAAAGTAAATAATAAAAAAACAATTATTTATATGAAATATTGTGATAATAATAAGCTTAAAAATATTGTATTTCAGACTCCCACTTTTATGTCAACTAATTTAGTTCAATGTAAAAATAATATGTATGAATTAGATGTTCCTTTAATTGGAAAAGAGATGAATAAAATAGATAAATTTATCAAGTTTTTAAATGAAATTGATAAAAAAATAATAAAAGATGCTAAAAATAATAATAAATGGTTTGAAAATTTTACAGATGTTAAAACAATGAAATATCAACGTATTATACGAGATTCTATTGATAAAAACAATGATCGTGGGGTTATTAGATTAAAAATATTAAAAACGAATGATTTTGAAACAATTATTCATAATAATAATAATAGAATTAATGTAGAAGAAATTAATAAAGAGTGTTGGTTAAAATGTATATTAGAAATATATGCTATTTGGATAAATCCAAATGGTTTTGGTTTATTTATAAGACCTATTTTATTAAGTTTAAAGCCTTGTACAAGAATTAATTATAATTATAAATTAATAGAAGATAGTGATGAAGCAGATGAAGATGTAAATATTGATACAATTCAAGATAATTCTATATTTATAAGATCAGAAAATGAAATAACATCATCTGTATTAGAAATGCCCACGAATACTCCATCTAGTGAGGAACCAATTGAAAATAAAAAATTTGATGATGATTTAAACTCAACAACAAGTTCAGAACATTAGATTTAAAATATTAATTAATATTATTTAAATATTAATTAACATTATAAAGACTTCATAATTATGTTTATTATATGGAACCAGCATATGATACATATGATAGTAATATAGTATATAAAAAGCTAAATTTAACATCTCAAGAAATTTTATTATTAAAATCACTTGAAGAATTTTATAATAATAATCCTTGTTTTACTTTATTAGTAAGTATTATAGATGGAACAAGTATTATATCTAGAAGGACATTTGAATATTTTGTAACTAAATATGCACTTAATCACAATATTTCGTATGAAATAGAAGAAAAAGGAATAATTTCTAATTTTATAGTTCATAGTTCATATAAGGACCAATTAAAAGCATATAAAAAAAAATATTTTGATCCATTTGGTAGAGGTGAAAGAATTCCATTATTTGTAAATAATGATTGTATTATTACAACAATAGGTCAATTAAATTTCTATAGATGGTTCTTTACAAAAAAAATATATGATTTTAGTGTTAATAATTATAATATTATTCAAAATGAACTATTATCAAATAAAAATATTAAAAAACGTTCTAAATCTTATAATAAAAAGAAGAAAAATAGTACAAAAAAACAAATTAGTTATATTAAAATCGATTGTAATAATGAAAATATAGACATAGTAGTATCATTTGATTTTTAATAATAATATATATAAATTATTATATATATTATTATAATGCATATTGCATGTGTAAGTGGTTATTTTGATCCTATTCATATCGGTCATATTGAATATTTTAAAAAGTCTAAAAATATTGCTGATAAATTAATGGTAATAGTTAATAATGATGATCAAGCTAAATTAAAAAAAGGCACACATTTTATGCCAGTTGATGAAAGAATTAAAATAATTCAAGAATTAAAATGTGTTGATTATGTTATTAAATCTATTGATATGGATAGGACGGTGTGTAAAACATTAGAAACGGTTGAACCTAGACCCACTTATTTTTGTAATGGCGGAGACCAGAATAATAATAGTATACCAGAAGCTGATATATGTAATAGATTAGGTATTGAATTAAGAGATGGATTTGGTGATAAAATCCAATCAAGTTCATGGCTTATTAATAAAGTTAAAAAAATTGATTAATGTCGGACGTTCTAAACTTAATTTGTAAAATTTAGTTTTGTTACCGTCAAGTGCCAAACTTAAGACCCCTGGGGGTCTTAAGTTTGGCACGCCGACGCTATCATTTTGCCAATCTTAAGCCCCCGGCTTAAGATTGGCACCACACGGTACCGTCAAGTGCCAATCATAACCTTTGGTTGTGACCCCAGGGGATCTTAAGATTTACACGTTGACGCTAATGAAAAGTTCTTAATATAACCTTCGGTTGAGGGGACCCAACTGAAGGTTATATTAAGCACTTAACGGTAAACGTCGACACAAATCAAAGGTTATTTCTTATATCTATTTTAATGACCTTTGGTCATTAAAATAGATATCCAAAATAAAAATTGATTAATAAATAGGTTGAAGGAATAGTCTTATATATAATTAATGCCTAAATCAACCAAAGATACCAAGAAACACATTGAAGAAGTTGAAGAAGTTGAAGAACATATTGAAGAACAGATTTCTGATGAATCTGAAGAAATTGAAGAAAGTGAATCAGAAGAAGAAACAACTATTGATGAAAAGAAGAAACAAAAGAAATTAACTGCTAGTGAATTATATAGTGAAATTTCTACTCGTTTTCATAATTTGATTGAATTTGATACATCTTTTACTGAAAAAGAAAAGGAATTTGAAAAAGAGCAAAAAGAATTCCAAACATTGCGTAAGAAAGTCATTCGTGAAATGGAAGGTTATTTGAAGCGTTTTGAAAAAGCATTTAATAGTGAAGTTGGTAAGAAAAAGAAACCTCGTAAGACTGAAAATGCTGGAAAAGGCGGCTTTAACAAACAAACTGTAGTGCCTGAAATTCTGCGCAATTTTATTGGTATTAATGAAGATGAACTAAAATCTCGTCCAGAGATTACAAAACTTCTTAATGCTAAATTTAATGAAGATGGATTAATGAAGACTAAGAAAGATGATAATGATAAGGAAATTAAAATCATTGTTCTTGATAAAGCAACTGCTAAGAAATTAAAGCGTAAGGAAGGTGATGAAATCCGGAATAAGGATATTCAAACATTCATTGCACAATTCTATAAAGAGGCCGCAAATATTACAGCGTAAATATTAATTAATTTTCAATAATATTTCTTTATTTTCATCAGTATTATTATAAATAGTATTTAATTTAATACAAAATAAATATTTATCAATATACCTAATATTAATTATATTCCCTTCTTTGTATGGAATATAATTATTAATATTATTAATAATTTTATTATTAATATCTAAGCCATAAATATATTGATATAAATTTATATCAATATTATAAAAAATATTATCATTTGTCCAAGTATAATTATCTGGTAAAGATAATGTTATTATTAAATGTCCATCATTATCACCACCGTTATTAAATACTATAATCGGATGAGAACATTTAAAATAATAATATGTTTCTATGAATTGATTATTTTGTTTTCTTTTAATTTTAATTTTTCTAATATTTTGTTTTTCAATATCATCAATATTACAAGTTAAATCTAATTTAATATTGTTTTGATTATATATATGATATTTTAGTGGGATATAATTGATTGAATAATATTCAGCACTTGATTCATCCCAATATGGTGTATCAGTATCTGAACAATCAATTGTTGTATTTTGTTTAGTAGGTATTATATTATTAAATATACCAAGAACATCATTAAAATCATAGCATTCAATATTATCAATAATTTTTTTAATATCATCCTGACTTAAATTTATTAATTTTTTAATATCATTATGTTTAACCCATTGTTTATTAAACCATTCTGTTAGAAAATTAGTTAATTTACTTTTAGTTGGTTTCTTCATATTATTATATTTAACTCTTGTCGTATCATTAATAAGAATATTATAAGCATAATTAATTTGTTGAAATTGTTCTGTATTACCTGTTTTTTTATCTGGGTGATATATTCTTGCTAATTTTTTATAAGCTTTAGTTATTTCTTGATTAGTTGCATTAATTGGAACTGATAAAATCTCATATAAATCCATTTAATTATAAATATTGATTTAATTTTAAAGGACAATTAAACATTTAGAATGCGTTTTAATTTTTATTTTAATAATTAATTTATTTACTAATTTAATTATTAAATTATGAAAACAAATAATGATTTAGATAAATCAGTATCTTCAGATATGCCAGAAGATTTAACAAATAATTTAAAAATATTAGAAAGTAAAAGTAATATAAAATTATTTAAAAAATATAATAATATATTAATTTTAAGAGATATTAATAAAATTAAATATGAATGTAATAGAATGAAAAAAAAACATATTATAGAATTATCAAATGATTTGAAAAATTTTTGTTATAATAATATTAATATTGAATTATATAAAATTAAAGAATTACAAGAGAAAGCAAATAATAATATTCATGAAATAGATAATTTAATGAATGTAATTAGTAATAATGATTATTTTATAAATTTACAAAATGATATTTATATTGAAGTTTATGAGAATTAATTAATTTCTTGTAAAAAATTGTTTAAATCTTCCATTGAACGGTCTCCATTGTAAGTAATTATATTATTACCATTTTTAGCTAATAGAGTGGGAAATGCATCCACTTTATATTCTTCAAAATATTCTTTTTGCTTATCTGCATCATATACAACAAAATTAAATTTATTTTTATATACTTTTGAAATATGTTCCCATGTAGATTTAAACTGTTTACAGTGTCCGCACCAATCAGCTTTAAATAACATAAGGTTAATTTTTTCATTTCCTCCGCCATTCATATTTTTCTTGAGCATTAATTGATTATATTCTTTTTGTAAAGCTAAATATTTTTCTTTATATTTCAAATATTTTTTATTATAATCTTCTTGAGACATTATATATTATATTATATAATATTATATATTATAATTAAAGTACCGTCAAGTGCCAAACTTAAGACCCCCAGGGGTCTTAAGTTTGACATGCCGACGCTAATGAAAATTTCTTAATTTAAGGGGACCTTAAATTAAGCACTTTACAGTACTAAATTTGGTCCAGGAACATAATAAGTTCCAATAATCTCTATTAATGCAGCATTTAAATTAATTCCAGAAGATACTTTTTGTATTAAAAGATTTTTTTGTGCATCCGTCATAGGATAAACTGTATATAGATAATGCCTAACACTTATTCCAACAAATTGCTTAAACTGTAAATATGATGTTATTTGTTCCGGTGTCATATTTAGAAGAACAAATTCTAACATCGAATGAGTATCTACATCAGGGTATGATCTTGATGTTTGTATAAATTTTTCTATTTTCTCATCATTTAAATCAAACATAAACATAGCATCAACAAGGCTTGCAGGTAAACCTTTATTTAAAACATATTTATATTTATTTATTTTTTCAATAGACCATCGTTCTGTTACTGCTTTAAATGCCACATCTACATGAATATGATGATAATTTGATAAACTTATTATTTCTTCCAGTTTTTCAATATTATAATAGCCTATAGCACTTATCATATAAGAATTACTAAGACCTAAGCTAATTAAAGTAAGAATAGGTATTTTTTTTTCATTACTTAATTTATTATATATATTTTTTGTATAAATATCAATCTTTTCCTGAAATATAAGTAATTTACATAAATTTTTAAATTTTTCCCAATCTTCGTCTTTACTATGTCCCCAATTTTCATCTATAAGTGTTTTAAATAATGGTTCTTTGGCTTTTAAAATTTCAATAATATCCCCTAGATTTTCTATAATTGTCTTTCTAAATTGAGGTATAAAAGCTAATTTTATTACACCTGTATAAGATGAATCAAAACTTTGTTCTATTATTTGTTTTATTATTTCAATATTAATAAAGGGTAAACATTCACATGGTTCCTTACCACATTTAGGACAAATAACACCACCTTTTTGATTTTTTAAAGAAAAATATTTTGCTTTATATTTTAAATATTTTTTATTATAATCTTCTTGAGACATTATATATTATATATTATATATTATATTAATTTATTTACAAAATGATTATTATATAATTATTCTTAGCTGGATTGATAGCTTGCGGGATACAGGTCGGGATGCTGACGACGATGATGATGCTCACCATACTCCGCTTCATGACTACGCCACTCTGCCTCTTCGTATTCGGCTATAAGCTCATATAAAAAGTTATCTTTATCTACATCTGACAAAGGATAAATATCCTCCATAAATTTATCAACAGGCATGGATATTTTCGGTGGAATACGATTTATAAAGGTTAAATATGACATAATTTGTTCATCATTCATTTTTTTTCTTACAATATCTATTATTATAAGTGGTTCTAATTCTGGATATCTTATCGATATTCGTCTAAATTCTTCTTTTTGTTTATCATTCATTTTATTTCTTACAATATCTATTATTATAAGTGGTTTTAATTTTGGATATATTATCGATGTTTTTATAATTTCATTTTTCATTTCATCATCATACTTATAAAATCCATCATTTAAATAATATAAAATATCTTCTGATACACCTCTCTTACACAAATCTATATATTTAATTATTTGTTCTCTAGTCCATTTATATTGGAATGCCTTAAGTGCAAACGTTTCAGTCGTTTTATATTTATTGATAAAATCCATTAATTCATTAAATTGTATTTCATTATAGGATGCTATATAATTCAAACCATTCTCAGTTGTACCCAGGCTTATTAATTTAAGAATAAATAATTTCATTTTATTTGTTAATTTGTTATATTTTATTTTAATCCAATCTGGTATTTTATCTTGAAATGTAAGTAGTTCACATAGGTTTGTAAATTTTTTCCAATCTTCATCTTTACTATGTCCCCAATTTTCATCTATAAGTGTTTTAAATAATGGTTCTTTGGCTTTTAAAATTTCAATAATATCCCCTAGATTTTCTATAATTGTCTTTCTAAATTGAGGTATAGCAGCTAATGATATTACACCTGTATAAGATGAATCAAAACTTTGTTCTATTATTTGTTTTATTATTTCAATATTAATAAATGGTAAACATTCACATGGTTCCTTACCACATTTAGGACAAATAACACCACCTTTTTGATTTTTTAAAGCAAAATATTTTGCTTTATACTTTAAATATTTTTTATAATTATTTTCTTGAGACATTATATATTATATATAATATATTATATATAATAATTAATGATATAAAGGTGGTCCCGTCAAGTGTCAATCTTAAGCCGGGGTCTTAAGATTGAGAACCAAAGGTTTATGATACCCACACATTTAGGACAAATGACACCGCCTATTTAATTTTTTAAACCAACATATTTTGCTTTATATTTTTAATATTTTTTGTTATAATCTTCTTGAGACATTATATAATAAAAGCTATTTTGTTATTTTGTCATAGAATAAAATGATATTCAGATAATGCTTCTATTAGAAAAATTTATATAAACTATAATTGTGATTAAATTTATTTTCTTGTCTAATTATATTTTCCTAATAGTGTGCGTATTGATAATTCAGGATTTGCGTTTAATTCGTCTATAATATCATTTATATCATCGTCTTTTAATTTTAATTCAAATATATCATAAGCAAGAGTTTGTGTATCATCACGTCGTAGAGAAGAAACTTTATTAAAAATTTCTTTAAATCTATTTATTTGTATACTAGTCCAATTATTTCTTAATGCCTTAAATGCAATATATGAGGTAATTTTATGAACACTAACTAATTCTATTATTTTTTTTAGTGTTTCTATATCAGAATCTATAGCATCATGCATAGTAAAAATACTCGTATCTAAGCTTATTAATTCTAGAACAAGTAATTTATGTTCATTTTGTAATTTATTATATTTATTTTTAATAGAAGAATAAAGAAAAATTTGTTCTTGAAATATAAGTAGTTCGCATAATTTTGTAAATTCTTCCCAATTATTATGTTTAAGTGTTGCAAATAGTGGCTCTTTTTCTTTTAAAATTTCAATAATATCCCCTAGATTTTCTATAATTGTCTTTCTAAATTGAGGTATAGCAGCTAATGATATTATTCCTATATAAGGTGGATTAAAATTTTTTATTATATGATTTAATAATATTTCAATATTAATAAATGGTAAACATTCACATGGTTCCTTACCACATTTAGGACAAATAACACCACCTTTTTGATTTTTTAAAGCAAAATATTTTGCTTTATATTTTAAATACTTTTTATAATTATTTTCTTGAGACATTATATATATAATATAATTAAATTATCTTAATTTAAAAAATAAATTAATAGAATATTAATAGAATATTAATTATGACATTAACACAATTTGAAAAGGTATGTGAGTTTAATAAAGCTTTTGACTATAAAGTTTATAATATTCATGAAGGTAATCCATTAGAAGATACTAAAATTGCTAAATATAGATATAGTTTAATTCATGAAGAAGGTATTGTTGAATTAGGTTTTGCTTTTAGAAACAATGATCGTGTTGAAACAATGGATGGTATAGCAGATTTATTATATGTTTTATATGGTGCATGTTATACATATGATTTAAATCCTGATATAATGATTAATAATATTTATGGAAGTTATATTGAATTTAATAATAAAATAAAATTAGATGTATTTAATTCTTTAATATCACCTGAAGAATATTATCAAAAATTATTAAATGATATTGATACTATAAAAAAAAGTTTATTAGAAAGTTTAGATATTATTCAATTATATTCAGTTTTAATTAAAACTATTAAAAGTACATTTGAATTTAGTTTTTCATTAAGAATTGATATTAATAAAGTTTTTGATATTGTTCATAAATCTAATATGTCTAAATTATGTGTATCTGAAATAGAAGCACAAGAAACTGTTTCATTTTATAAGACTAAATATGAAATTTATATTAGTAGTTATGAAGAAATATGTAATAAATTTGGAAAGGATTCGGAAGAAGCTAAAATTATTTATAGCCCTTATGATACACCTTATTATTATAAATCAGGTGATTATTGGTTAGTAAAGAATGATTCAACTGGAAAAGCACTCAAATCTATTAATTATACACCAGTAATATTATAAACTATGATTATAATATAATATATAACTAGTTGCTCCATTATTATTCATAAAATCTTCAATATTACTAATGCTACTAATATTAGTATCATTAGCAATAAACCAATTATTATTTTCTTCTCCATAATAAATATAATGCCCACCTCCATAATTACCTAAATGAATAATACCACCTTTTAATTTATAACCATGACGCCAATTTAATGGTATATTAACTTTTCTATTATCTTTTCTCATTTGATGGTCAAATCTTTTTAAAACAATAATTAAATTATCAGGCCATTTAGATGTTATTGTGTTTCTTCTAGCTGTAGTTTTAGTTTTACAATTAATACAAGAATATGCATTATCATTTTCTAATTTTTCCATCATTTTATATTTTCTATAAGAGTCTGATAAATCATCAGTCATAGGTAATTGTAAGAATAATTCTGTTGATATATTATTACTTTCTTTATTACAATTTATCATTTTACATTTAATATTAAATGTTGTTTGAATACCAAATTTATTATATAATATACTCGAAGATTGTTTGTCTAATATATCAAATAAATAAATCATAAACTCATAACTATCTTGTTGGTCAGTATTATTAAATAGCTTATTATTTTTAGCAACTAATGCTTTTATTTCTGATGGATTATAATAATTTGAACAATTATTATAATTATTTATAATATTCTCAAATATAGTTCCTTTTGTTATAATTTTAAAATCATCTGAATTAAATAACATTTGAAGCACTGAATTTAGATAACAGCTATTACCTATATTATAGATACCTTTCATATGATAATTATTAATTTAATTATTTAAAACATTATCAAAACAATAGGTTGATTTATTGAGCGATTATTTGATGAATTTTATTAACAGTTATATAAAAATTGATATCGTTGAACATCTGTGTTCAAACCAAAGGTTAAAGCGCAATAAAAATTGATATATTATATGAATAAACATATATTATTAATATATAATGACATCAGTTTTGTTAAAACTTGTTGGTAATTATAATGAAATAATTATAAATTATGAAAAAAATGAAATAACTATTCTTGATATATTTAATTATTTATTAAGAAATGATTTATCATTTAATGAAATATCTAAAATAAAATTTATACATAATGGACAAAATATAACAGATATTACATGTGCGAAATATAAAGGAACTGACGACGAGCCATTTATACTTCATATGTATACAAATAGTTCAGATGTTAAAATAGAAATATTAAAAAATATTTATAATTATAATCAAGATAAATTATCAAAATTAAGATATTTAGAATCAAATGATAATCATTCTGATAATCATTCTGATAATCATTCTGATAATCATTCTGATAATCATTCTGATAATCATTCTGATAATCATTCTGATAATCATTCTGATGATCATTCTGATGATCATTCTGATAATAATGAAATTACATCAGAAGAAATAAATAAACAAAATGAAGAAGTTATTAAATTATTTTCTGATAAAGATTTTACATACTTGTTAAATATATGTTTAGAAAAGCCCGAATTATTAAATACAGTTACTAGTTATATTACTAATGGTAATATAACTTTTCAAATTAAAATATTAGAACAAGATGAAGAGTTTAATTATCCTAATGAATATCTTAAAATAATAGAATTATTAAGTCAATTAAATATTAATATTGATGATAATAATTATATTAAATCAATCATTCAACATTTTGAAGGGCATTTAAATTTATCATTAAGATATATATTAAATACTAATAACTAAAAGTTTAATAATAATTAGTATATTATAAGTTAACTTATCATAACCTTTGGTTAAAAACAATCGAAGATTATAATAATCGTAGTGCGTTATAAATGCCTACGTGATATAATTAGTATGTTATAAGTTATATTTGCTTGCAAATATAACTTATCATAACCTTTGGTTAAAAAAATTGAATAATCGTAGTGCGTTATAAAAATATAGCAAAGCTATATTTTTATATAAACGCCTACGTGATATAATTAGTATGTTATAAGTTATATTTGCAAAGCAAATATAACTTATCATAACCTTTGGTTAAAAAAATTGAATAATAATAACTAATTAAACATTACTTTATATACTTCTTAATGTCAAAACATAAGACAACTGCTTATAATAATTCTAAGCCTCGTGTGCCATTTGAGGATAATCGTGGTAATTGGGAAGCTGCTTTCTTTCAGCGCGGTAAGGACCAAATTGATGAACAATGTGTTAAATCTGCTTGTCCTACTGGTAGTTTTAATCCATTCGATATTCCTCATTTAATGAATCCGAAATTATCAAGAGAAGAAAGTTTATTAGAAAAACGTAAAAAAGGAGAGAAATTAAATAAAGCTGAAAATATGATTATTGATATTTATATTGACAAACAAATTAAGAAAGTTGAACATGATATTGCTAAATTAGAATTACATGGTTTAAATGCTAAACCTGAAACTGATGAAGGACGTCTTAGACTTTTATTCAAAACAATTCAATATTATATAAATAAAGGAAATAGTGAGGAAATGATTTATTATGCTTTTAATAAAATTAATGAATTTAATATACCTGAACATATTCAAACAGAATATGCTGAATTGATTGAGAAAATTAAAAAAATTATTAGTGATTTGGATAGTATTGAACTTCAATTTAATCGGTTTCATACTAATATGCCACCACTTAATGGTCGTGGTTTTGTTAGTCTTGACCCATTTCAAAAAGAAGTTATTAATAACATTGATAATAATATTAGCACTATTGTTCAAGCACCAACATCAGCAGGTAAATCGATTCTTACAGGATATCTTTATACAAAGAATAATTCATCGAATGAACCAATTAAAGCAATTATTGTTGTTCCGACTGATCCTCTCGCATGGCAAATGGCATCTATGATTGGTAAAATTACAAAGAAAGACATTCCACTTATTACTAGAACTTTTCAATCAGATATTAAACGGGAAGAATTAATTAAGAAAATTAAAAGTGTTGGAATTGTAGTTGGAACTCCTCAATATTTAATTGATTATTTGCCACTACTTGATATTAAATTTGATTGGGTTGTAGTTGATGAAATTCATATGATTGGAAAAGATAGTTGTAAGGAAATGGAATTAATTATTAAAGCATACTGCGATGTTCCAATTTTAGCATTATCTGCTACTATTGGAAATACTGAAATGATGAAAGAATGGTTTACTAAAATTGGTCATAATCATAGTGATAAAATGTCAATTGTTAAATGTGATAAACGTTTTTTCAATTTGCAGAAATTTTATTATGATAATAAAAAACAAGATTCTGAACATTTAGTTCGTATTCATCCTCTTAGTATGGTTACAATTGATGATTTTAAAGATGGCAGTATTTTAACTAAAACATTAAATGCAACACCTCCCGATATTTGGGATTTTGCTATTAAATTGGATAAGCTAATTCCTAAAGAATTAAAAATTAGAAATTATTTTGATAATAATAGTCGTATTACATTGGACCAAGCAAATGAATATTTTATTAAATTATTGAACTGGTGTGTTAATAATTCTACAAATAAGAAAAAGAATATTGAAACTATTTTAAGTAATTATAAATTAGAAGATGTAAATAATAATACGTATGATTTATATGATGTAGCGATGCATTTGAAAAAATCTAATAAAACACCAGCTCTTATCTTTCAAACAGATTCTCATTTGTGTTTGGAATTAGTTCGTAAGTTTAGTAAAAAGATTAGAGAAGAAGAAGAAAATGCGCATCCTAAATTGATGGAACAAAGATTAAAAGAACAACATCGTATTCGCAATCAAGCTAAGAAAGCATCACATATGATGATAGTTGAAGATAAGAAAGATGGTTCTAAAAAATCAGTTAAAATTAATATGGATAAAATTGGTGATAAAAAAATGACAAAACTTATGATGACTAATACTAATTTCGATGAAGTAAATGAAAGTCCTGCAGATGTTGCTATTTATGAACCACATCCTGATTTTATTCTTAACAATAATCAACAATTTAGCCAATATACGGTTAATCAATGGGATAAAGAATTAAAATGTTATTTTCCTCATAATGGTAGTGAATATCATTATATTATTGATTTGCTTTGGCGAGGAGTTGGTGTTTATTGTAAAGGTCTTCCTGATTCATATTTACACATTGTTCAAAATTTGGCATGTGGTGGAAAATTAGGAGTAGTATTTAGTGATGAGAGTTTAGTATTTGGCGTATCAATGCCATTTAGAACAACTGTTATTACACCTGATGAAAATATTAATAGTATGATGTATCACCAGATGGCGGGTCGTGCGGGTCGTCGTGGTTTGGATAAAGAAGGTAATGTTGTATTAATTGGGTATACGCCTAAACAAATTGAAGAATTAACTACAAGTAGTATTCCAAATGTTACTGGTTGTGATACAATGTTTTATGGTGCAAACTATGGAAAATTATTGAGCAATAATAATAATGATAATCATAATGATTCTCATAATGATTCTCATAATGATTCTCATAATGATTCTCATAATGATTCTCATTCTAATTGGGATAATATTAAAAAGAATTATTTATTAGATAAAATTACAAATGAGAGTGCAAGTGAATTTTATGATGGAATTGATGAAAATTTGAAAGATGGTTGGGAATTTGCAATGAATGATAATATTTCATTCAAACATATGATGTGGAGATTTCGTCAATCAGATGATGGTTTTCGTGTTGCATTTTTATTAAGTTTTATTAGAAAGATTTATAAAAATAGCGATCCAAAGATTGAGAAAAATCAAATTGATATTGCTAAATTTTTGTCAAATTATATTGAAATTTATGAAAATAAAGATGATAAATATAAATTAGATGAAACTGAACAAGCGATTAAATTTAAGATTAAGGAACATTTAGAAACATTAGGACTGGATGTAATGCAGGATGGTCAGTATATTGATGGTCGAGTATATGAATCAATTAGATTAAATAAATTATATGAAACGGCTAATCGTAAAGAAAAAAGTATATTAAGAGACAGATTATTAAACTTTGGAGAAAAAGTTAGAAATATCCAACATTACTTTTTCCATTGCGAAGAAAATACAATTACTAGATTATTGGGTAAATTACTAACTAGAACATGGTGGATTTATCATTCTAGCTCTCCTGTGATGGAACCAATTGATAGATATGATATACTAACAGAAGAGTTAGAAGAAACAAATGATTTTAATAATGATGAATAATAATAATTAATTTAATAATACTAATTAATTATATATAATATATATTATATTAATGGATTTACCTATATCTGGATTTGTTGGATATTCATATTTAAAATATGAAGATAAAGATAATTATGATATTAAAAAAGAATTATTATTACTAGCAGATATACATGATGGAGTAAGTTATTGTAAACAAAAATCAACAATGATTGATGAATTTTTAACATTAAATGATAAACATACTATATTATTAGAGGAAACAGTAAGAGAACAGGTTTCATTAACTGATTTATGGCCAAATTCTATACATACTCAAAGATTAAAAGTATTAAATAATAATAATAATAAAATAATACCTGTTGATATAAGATCATTATTAATTCCTTTTTCGTGGGAATTATTAGAAGATCCTAATTATGATAAAAGAATAGCAGATATTAGTTTTAAACAATATTTGCGTTCTATTGATAATATATTTTATTTATCAAGTTCATCATTAATGACAAAATATATAGCACCACAAATGAAAAAGATGAAAGAATGTGAAAAGAATGAAGAGATGAGAAAAAGATTATTATTACATTTTGAAGAAATGAAAAAAAATTATATTGAGTTTATAGAAAAGAATAAAACACTGAATGATACATCAATATTAGAAATATATAAAATTGATAATAAAAAAGGTGATACAGAGGACAAAATATTAGAAGAGATAAATGAAATATCAAGTATGATAATGGAATGGTATATTATTTTACTTATTTTAAATAGTAAGAGAAAAACTATTGTACATATAGGATTAGCACATTCAGACAGGGTTCTTGCTTTTTTAACTGAAGTTTATTTATTTAAATTAATCAAACAGAGTGGAATTAATACCATGGAAGAAATTAATGATGATCCAATTGCATGTTCATTGCTACCTCAAGACATTACAGAAAGTTTTGCAGAAAAATTATCTATATAATATTATAGATAATATGATAATAAAAAAATATAAACAAGTATTTAATGAGGAAGATTATAATTCGCCAGATGGTATGATGACATCAATTTGGGGGCCTCCAATGTGGCATATATTACATACAGTAAGTTTTAATTATCCTATAAAACCAACTAAAGAACAAGCAATTTATTATTATAATTTTTATAATAATTTAGTTAATATATTACCATGTAGATATTGTCGTGATAATTTATGTGATAATTTAAAAAAAATACCATTAAATAAAAGTGTATTAAAAAATAGAGATAGTTTATCTAGATGGGTGTATGAATTACATGAAAAAGTTAATAAAATGTTAGGAAAAAAATCAAATTTAACATATGAAATGATTAGAGATAGATATGAACATTTTCGTTCAAGATGCTTAAATGAAAGTGAAATAAAAGTATTAAAAAACAATAAAGAGACTGGATGCACCAAGTCTCTTTATGGGGTTAAAGGTAAATGTGTTTTAAATATAGTTCCAAAAAATACAAAAACAAAATCATTCATAATGGATACTAAATGTAAAATAAAAAGAAAATAAATAATTCTAATCATTTGTAATTAATACATTTACTAATTTTATATATTCAATTTCTGCTTGATATTTGGAATAACCTTTATAAGTATTCCAACTATTCCATTTTATATTTCCTTTTACATCTAATAAACCTGGTTTAACCAACTTAGAATTATCAATATCTCCGATTGTCGCTTGTTTATATAATCCATATAGTTGTAATAAAACATTAGTAGAAGGTTTAGTATTTAATTCCTGTATAGCATCAACTGCTTGTAAAAACTGAGGTGAATTAGACATTAATTATTATTATATCATATCTTTAGATATATATGTTATATATTTGCTAACATCTTTGAGATTTTAGTTAAAAAGTATAACTTTTTAACTAACATACGCTCATATTAATTATTTTAATTACTATCATATCCCATATTAACATCTTCTAATTGTTTATCAATTGCATTCATTTCATCCATTGTTAAATTATGATTCATTACATTTTCATTTTCAATAAATACTTCATCTGAATTATCTGAGTCACTTAAATTATTATTAATTGATTGTAGTTGCTGAGCAGCTTGCTGAGCAGCTTGCTGAGCAGCTTGCTGAGCAGCTTGCTGAGCAGCTTGCTGAGCAGCTTGCTGAGCAGCTTGCTGAGCAGTTAGTTGAGTAGCTTGCTGAGCAGCTAATATTTGCATTTCTTTCTGTTGTCGAGCATACATAGCTTGCTGAGCAGCTTGCTGAGCAGCTTGCTGAGCAGCTTGCTGAATTACTGCTTGATTGTGTTGTTCCATATATTGAGAAATATTAGGTTGATTATTAAATTGATTCATTTTTTCTAAAAGTTGTTTTTCTTTATCCATAGATTCTTTATTAACTAATACAGGTCTTCCATTTTTTTCTTTAATATCTATTTGTGAATATTCAGTATCTTTAGATTTATTAATTGCAGCCATTTTTTTATGTTGACTTTTAAAATAAACAAAAGCACATATGCATAATAAAAGAGCAATTACTATCCATTTAAACTTAGGATGTTTAGGAATGGTTAATATATTATTAAAAATCATCTTTTTAAAAAAATTACCTTTACCTTTATCTGATATTATATTTTCTGTAATTGTGGTAGTTAAATCACTTTTCTCAGTTGAGCTAACATATGAATCAACTATGGATTTGCTTGCTTTAAGTGCAGATGTAGCGCTTGACATTAAAAAATATAATATTAAAAATAATTAATTTAAACTAATTTAATTAATTAAATATAATATGTTTAATTTATGTTCGGTTATAAAAAGAATTGTGTTTCTGTAGATATTTAATGAGTAGAAAAAGAAAAAATAAGGATAATAATGAATTAAACAATAAAAAGAAACATAATAATGCAGTTGATAACGTAGTTGATAATGTAGTTGATAATATAGATTGGAATGAAATGATATCTGCATCTAGTATAAGAAATTATATGTTAGATGATCCATTAATAGATTGGTTAAAATATTATTCAATTGATAATATTAATAAAAAACCTAATCATAATAATAATCATAATAATCATAATAATAATTATAATAATAATAATAATCATAATTTTAATAGTTTTATTATGGAACAAGGAAATATATTTGAAAAAATTGTTTTTACAAAATTAAAAGAAAATTTAAAAGATAATTTTAGTATTATACAAGTTTCATATAATAACGAAAGTCAATCTTATGAAAAATATATGGAAACATTAAAATATATGAAAGAAGGAGTTGATATAATATATCAAGGTGTTTTACATGATTATAATAATAAATTATATGGAGTTCCTGATTTACTAGTTAGATCTGATAAATTCAATTCTATATTTAATCAACAGATAGAATTTTCAAATAAAAAAAAAAATTATTATGTAGTTGTTGATATAAAACATTCTACAATACATTTAAATTGTAATCAAGAATATATTAAAGATATTAATAGCACACCAGCATATAAAGGTCAAATATTAATTTATAATAAAATTCTTAATAATATTGAAAATAATATTGAACATTTAGGATTTATATTATGTAAAAAAATTATATATACAAAAAATAATATTACTTATTCAAATGATAATTTTTTAGAAAATATAGCAACAATTGATTATAATAATTATGATAATTATTATGTAGAAAAAGTAAATTATGCAATTGATTGGATTAAAAGAATGAGAACTGAAGGAAATAATTGGTCATTATTACCAAAACCATCTATATTAGAATTATATCCAAATATGAAAAATGATAAAGATGATCATTATAGAAAAATAAAAATAGAATTAGCTGATAAATTAAATGAAATAACTAATATATGGTGGTGTGGTTATAATAAAAGACAATTAGCACATTCAAAAAATATATTTAGTTGGAAAGATAAAAAATTTAATGCAGAAATTATAGATATTAAATCAATAAAAATTGCAACTACTATTAATAATATATTAAATATTAATAGATCAACAAGTTCTATAATTAAAATTGATGATTTAATTAAAAATAATGATTGGAGATATAACAATGATATTATGGAATTTTATATAGATTTTGAAACATTAAATCATAATATAGGTCAGGTCAATATAAATGATAATAATGATATTATTTTTATGGTATGTATTGGATGGAATAATTATACTAATAATAATTTTTGGGAATATCAAACATTTATGATTAATAAAAATAATGATGATGAAGAATTAAATATGATTAATAGAATGTGGGAATTTATTAATAATAAAATAAAAGAATTCAATAAAAAAGATTATAATTTTATCCATTGGACACATGCTGAAATAACATTTTATAATAAATTTTTATCAAAACACCCATTCAATAATTCCACACAATTAAATAAATTTAAATCATTTGATTTATATAAATTATTTTTAGATAATAATATTGTTGTTAAAGGTGCTTTAAATTTTTCATTAAAAACTGTAGCTAATGCTATGTATAAAAATAAATTAATTACTACATGTTGGGACACATCATCTATATGTTGTAATGGATTAAATGCAATGTATTTAGCATATAATTTATATAAAAATAATGATTATGTTGATAGTAATAATAATATAATGAAAGAAATAATAAAATATAATATAATTGATTGCCAGGTAATGTGGGAAATGTTGTCATATTTAAGGAATAATTATTAAATATTTAATAATTACATAATGGGTTTTGATAAATTAATATCATTTTTTAATAAAAATTTTTCAAATATATGTGAGGAATTATTTGAAATTCCTCAAGTTGTTGCAAATCATATTTATATAGATATGAATTTTTTAATGTATAATAGTATTCATGAATTAGAAAAAGAAATAAATAAAATTATAATGATAATATTTGGTGTTAGTTATACTGATATTAATATTATAAATAGTAATTTAAAAAAAATATTTGATAAATTTCATTGGTCTAAATTAGATACAGATATGAATGATATTTTAGATGGAGATAATATAGACACTATATTAAATAATTTTAAAAGTTTTTTAGATAATAATATAGTAGAATTATTAGGTTGGCATATATATGATAATTTAAATCATCATATTATTAATACACATCAATTACAATTTATAAAATCTATAAATATTTTTTTTGATGGTATTCCAACTTATTCTAAAATAATAGAACAAAGAAGAAGAAGAGTTAAAAATTATTTAGATTCAAAAAATAGAAAAAAATTATTCAAAGAGTATTTCAAAGATATAATTAATAGTATAATTATAGAAGATAACATAACATTTGATTATTTTGATTGGATAAATAATATGTATTCATTTGATAAATCATTAGGACCATTTTCATCTGTATTAATATATTTAAGTAATTTTATAAATACTAAAATGACCGAGTCATATAAACATATTTTAATATATACAGATAGTAGTATAAATAATGGAGAATCAGACTATAAAATTTTTAAACATATAGTTGACAATAATAATGATTGTTCTATAGCAATTCATTCATGTGATTCTGATTTTATTTTTTTAATAACATGGTATCAATTATTATCAACTGTTAAACATAATGATACAAATATAATGTTCATAAATTATAACAATCAAGACCCTGGTTATAATAAAACAATTTATTTTGGGAAGAAAATAATAAATTCAATATTAGATAAATATTCAAATATAAATAATATGACTGAAGATGTTAGTATCAATATAATATTTGATTTTTTATCTTTATTATTACTATTTGGTAATGATATTATGCCTCCATCATATGAACTTGGTTCAGAATTAAGTTTGAAACAGTTATTTGAAACTCATTATTCTCTCTATATTGAATCTGCATTTATAATAAATTTAAATAATATAAATATAGTAAATTTTATTAATTTAGCTAAATGGTTAGAAAATATTAAAAATACAAATTCTTTTCCAATAATTATATTAAATAGATTTTATAAAATGAATTATAATAATATATTACAATTAGTAGATAAACATAAAACTCTTATAGAAATTTCAAAAAATATTAATAATGATGATTTAATTATAAATAATAAAAGTTTTTATATTGAAGATAATTCTTATCAAACATTATATAATTATGTTGTTTATAAAGCTGAAAGTATGTTAGATGATAATATTAATAGACCATTTAAAAAGTTTTTTGATGATATTAAAAATGCATTAAATGAATATATTAATATTACTAAAAATAATAATGTTGAAAATTATTTAAAATTATTTATTTCATTAAATCAATTATTTTTTTTAAATTTTAATCTTTATACTCCATATAATACAATTTATTATAATGATAATATAGCTCCATCAATAGATATGATAATACAATATATCAAATTAAATGATATGAATAATTTACAAAAACAAACACATGATATATTAAAACAATTTTTAAAAACAGAGGAAGCTTATTTTAATCCAATTTCTCATCATTTATTTATAACACCCTATATTATTAATATCATTGATACTTCTAATAATTTAAATATAAAACATATTGAAAGTATGAAAAATGTAATAGATAAGCAAATAAATGGTATATGGTTGGATAATACTACTAATAATAGTAATTTTAATTTAAAAAAAATAGATCCATATACATTTATTAATTTATGTAATAATATGATTAAATTTTATCAGGATAATTTTATTGATAAATTTTTTATTAATAATAACTTAATTTTAGAATAATTTTTTAGCAACAAATTGAGTGATATACAAATAAAAGAAAATAATAAAATATATTATTATTATAATGATACTAATTATAATAATAATAATATTATTAATAATATTATTAATTAATAAAAAATCAGAATTATTTACTATAAATTCAAAAGTAATAAAATATATACCTGATTATATTATTCCAATTAATAAAAAATCAGAATTATTTACTATAAATTCAAAAGTAATATATTTATCATATAAAACAAAAGATATACCTGATTATATTATTCCAAATATTAAAAAGTTATATCCAAACTATGAAATTAAATTATATGATAATAATGATTGTATTGAGTTTTTAAAAAAAGAATACAGTCAAGAATATGTAGATATATTTAATTATTTAAAAGATGGTCCAATTAAAGCTGATTTTTGGAGATTATGTATATTATATAAATATGGTGGTATATATTTTGATATTGATATAGAACATTTTAATAATTTAGATAATATAATTGAAAATGATACAACCTTTACTACATTAGTTATAGATCCTACATATAGAACAAAAAAAAGAGATTTTAATCCTGCAATTATTATTACTAATTCTAATAATAAAATTATTAAAAAATGTATTAATATATATTTAGATAAATATAAAAATAAAATTAAATATAATTATTGGGAATATTCAATAGTTACTATTATGAGTAAAATATTATATGATGAATTAAATCAAGAAGTAACAAAAGATGGTATTTATTATGATACAAATAAAGATAAATATCAATTTTTATTAGAAAAAGTTCCAAAAGGAAAAAATAAAAATATATATCAATTTTTATTAGAAAAAATCCCGATATTCAATAAAAATATATATATTGAATATAATAATAAAAAATATTGTAATTCTAGATATAGTAATTACAATAGTTATTTACATAAATTTAAATAATATAATATAATATAATATATTATAATGATATTAATTCCAGATAATGAAGATAGAACTTTTAAATATGGAATATTACCAAATAAATTAAAATATACTATTATTTATGATAAAAATGCAGATACATCTAATGTGGTCATGAATGTTAGAACTGGTTCATTATATGAACCAGTTGAATTTATGGGATTAGCTCATTTTTTAGAACATATGTTATTTATGGGTAGTGATAAATATAAAGATGAAGATTATTATTCTAGTAAATTAAAAGAATACGGTGGTTCAGCTAATGCATATACAGACGATTATCAAACAGTTTATTTTTTTAATGTTATTAGTCATAATTTAGATAAAATTATTGATATATTTTCAAGATTTTTTATTGATCCTTTGTTTAATATAAATTCAGTATCAAGAGAAATAAATGCTGTTAATTCAGAACATCTTAAAAATTATAATAATGATTCATGGATTTTTAGACAATTAATATTAAATTTAACTGAAAAAAATCATATTGTTAATAGATTTAGCACTGGCTCTCATGAAACTTTAGGAAGTGATATAAATAAAGTGAGAAATGCAATGATTAAATTTTATAATACTTACTATTGTGCAAATAATATGTGCCTTGTTATTCAAAGTAATAAACCTATTAAAGATATTGAAAGTATTATTAAAAAATGTTTTAGTCCAGTTAGAGAAAAAAAAATAACACATCCAATTATTCCAATAAAAAAATTTAAAAGTTATAAGAATGAATATATATTAGAAACTGTTAAAGATAATGACACTATTGTATATATTTGGGAATGTCCTGATTTTAATTATTATAAAGATAATAAAGTAATGAATATCATCATTAATGCTATTAAATTTAATTGTCATAATAATTTACAAAATAAATTAATAGAGGCTCGATTAATTAATGACAATATACAAGTTTCATATTTTGAAATAGGTATATTAATATTATCTGTTAATATTAATAATAAAAAATCAATACCACTTATAAATGATATGATTAGAAGTTATTTTAATAATTTAAAATCTAAATCTTCAAATATTAATTGGGAGGCTATTTTAGATTATAATAATGCAGCTGATGAATTAAACTATCATAATAGAATAAAAGAAGATAATATGCACTTAGCTAGTAATATAGCTTATAATATGCATTATTATGATGAATCTAATATATATAATGGAGGTAAATTAATTATTAAGAAAGATTATAATAAAATATATAAAACATTAGAATTATTAACATTTGATAAAGTTAATATTATTTATGGAACAAAAAAGAAATTATGTTCTAATGGTAAAGATAAGTTAATAAAAGAGAAATATTATGGTAAGAATTATTGTTCCTTGAGTACATCATTAATACCTAATAATAACAATAATAATTATAATTATTATATTAACATTGATAAGGATATATTAAATATCAAGCCAAAAGTTATTAAAAATTTAGATAAATATAATAAAATACATAAAGTTGCATCTAGATTTTGGTATGGAGCTGTATCTAAATTTAAGGAACCTATGGTAGTTGGACAAGTAATAATTTATAATAATAGTTTTTTTAATAATATTATTTCTTTATTAACTTCTATAATAGCTATAAGTGTAATTAATTATTATATGCAATTAGTATTTTGCAATGAGATAGATATAGGATATAGTACTAGCTTTTCTTTTAATAATAAAAATGGAATTATAACATTAAATATAATAGGTTTTAATGATAAATATATTGATTTTTTTAATAAAGTAATAGATAATATTTCTAAAATAGAACCATCAAAAGCAATTATAGAAAATGATATTGCATTACATAAAAAATCATTAAAGAATATGGATAAAGACTCTCCATGGGATATGTCTGCTGATATAATATATACAATGATTAATAAATATGTTTATCATTATAAAGATGAATTAAAAGAAATAAATAATATTACAATTGATATGGTTAAACAACGAATTAATAAAATAATAAATATTAAAAAATTACCAGTTGTAACATTTATTTATGGGAATATAAATTTATATTCTAATAAAGAATTTGAAAAATTTTATACATATAAATTAAATTTAAATCTTAAAATAGATAAACAACCTAAACAATATTTACCTAAAAAACTTACTTTAAAGCATCCAAATAAAGATGAAAAAAATAGTTGTATATCGTTTGTATTTCCTATGATTAATAATAATAATGAATTACTCACTGCTAAATTATTTATATTATCAACAATTATGGAAAGACCTGCGTTTGATGAATTAAGAACAAAAGCTCAATTAGGTTATTTAGTTTCTTCTAAATTAAATATAGATAAAGTATCATATATAAAATTATCAGTACAATCTATTATTGATAATAAAAAAGTAGAAGAATTAATGAATACATTTATAAATGAACACTTTATTAATT